ACGATTGAGGCGTTCGAAGCGGCGGTGACTGAGGCGGATCGCGGGCAGTTTGTGACCGAAGCTCGCACCGGCGGACGCAGGATCGTGTGCACGAAGCGGTTTAAGGCGGCCGCGTAAATGGAATGGCATTTTCGCAGTGACGGCAAATGGTGGGCTTGGGACGGCTCGAAGTGGCTCGGTCCATACGACCGAAAGCAGGCGGTGTAGATGCCCACAACCCGCGAAGTCCAGATAGCAGCAGAGCAATTGCAGATCATCAACTCTGCCCGGCGAATCACCCAGGCGCTCAATAACGAACTGGCGAAGCTCGGCCCAGCCGCACGTCGTTCGCTCCTCTGCGGGATTCACGAAGGGCTGACGCAAAAGATAGCGGAAGGCGACAAGGCCACGCGATTGGACCAGGAACACAAGATGCAGACGCTGGCGAAGGGGAAAGCATGACACCCATCTCCCCGGTCATCCCCGGCGACTACCGCGAAGACACCATCTTTGCGAAGGATCAGCCGGAGTATATTCCGCTGCCTGCGTATCGCGTCGGCGACTCCAGAGGCACGGTCGTCACCCGGTGGCACGTCTCTTTACGGGAGCGAATTCGCATTCTGATATTCGGCGATATCTGGCTAACGATGTTGACCTTCTATCAGCCGCTCCAGCCCGTTAAGCTGGACGTCCGCTGCCCGGTATCGCTGCCCGAGGAAGATGAAGAACTCGACTTCCCATCCAGACCATGGCCGGTGGAGTTCGAATAAATGCCCTCCGTCGAAATCATCACCGAGTGCATCGACAAGCCCATCCTGCACGCACGCTGCGAGCCCGCCTGCGCCAAATTCTTCGCGCTCTCGTACGATGTGGCGCTCACGGCAGAGCAGAACATATTAGCCTTCCTGGCCGCGGCGAAAGAGCAGGGCTGGAGTATCGGACTCCTTGGTAACTTGTGCACCTTTCACCTGGCACAGGCGCTTGAGCGTCAGAAGCGGATGGCGGAACAGACGAGTGGGTTAGTAAATTGACGGACAAAACAGCAAAGCTCGTTCAAGCACTCGTGGACAAATGGGCTCCGCCGCTGAAGGCCAAAGAATTCATCAAAGAAGTCGGCGAATTGATCATTGTCGCGGTCAACGAATGCACAACCTTTATGCTCACCGGCGAAGGAACTCCAGCGCCTGACCCTCGCCAGCCACCTGTTTTCCTACGCGCAACCTGCCGCGGATCGTTTGCGCTGAATTCAGCGTGCGGGCACTGTGAGCGCTGCGATTGGGAACTTAAGAAAATGGGGCTGCGTGGATGAGCATCGCGCGCATTCTCTTGCACAGTTCCGAACCGGTTTCAGCGCTGGGATTCTCGCATTTGCTGGCTGAAAACAGCGATCTTTTGCTGCTGGGAGTGAGCGACGACATCGCCAACTTAGCCACCTTGGCGGAGAGAGAGAAGCCGGACATCCTTCTCCTGGATCTCACCTCGGATGTAAGCTTCGATCTTTTACGGAAACTGAAGTCGAGCCTCGATACTTGCAAGATTGTGCTGTGGGTCAACACGATTTCAGTTGAGATCGCGTTTCAGGTAATGGGCTTAGGGGTCCGGGGAATCCTCAAGAAAGCACTTCCTGTCGAGACGCTCATCGAGTGCCTGATAAAAGTTAGCCAGGGTGAGATGTGGTTCGAGAAAGAGTTAACCGACAGTATGCTCTCGGCCAGGAAAGTCTCTCTTACCCGGCGCGAAGGGCAATTGGTGACACTGCTGACGCGAGGTCTGAAAAATAAGGCGCTTGCAGTTATCCTCGGCGTCACGGAGAACACGGTCAAAGTTTACCTGTCGCGGCTTTTCACGAAGGTAGGCGTGGCCGACCGCTTCGAGCTAGCTCTCTTGGGTTTGCGAAATGTCGCCACTGGGGAAAGCCGCATGGACCAGTCGACGTTTTCGATTCCACCTCCTCGTGACATCCGTTGCGCAGAGCTGCCCGGCGAGCACTTCCCGAACGGACGCGGCCTGTTTCAGCTCGACGAAGAAAAGACTGTTCCGCTTCAAGGATTGCGTTCGCTGGTGATGCCATGATGCTATCCAAACGGGAACTCGAGATCCTCGATCGGTTACTGCTCGGGGATTCGAGCAAAGAAATCGCCTCTGGATTGGACATCAAATCCAGGACGGTCGAGACTCACATCGCGAACATGCTGTTGAAGACGGGCACCAAGAGCCGAATGAAGCTCGTGGCAGCTTACCGGACATCGACGCTCCGCAATCCAAAGGCTTGCACCCCATTCGACGAATTTCTCCTCACCGCGAAAAACATCGAAATGACGGCAGATGAGGCGCGCCAAATCTTAGTGGTTCTACTCAGCACCAAAGGAGACGGTTAGTATTTCCTGGAATCGCCTGTAGACTCATACAGCATCGTGATTCACGTGAGTGAGTCAGCCCCATCCGCGGAAAGGGCGTGCTCCACGACAAGGTGGAGGGTAAACAAGATTCCAAGTCCCGGTTACCAACTCGATGCCATCGGTGTCTCCGAATCCCATCACCTACGAATCTGACAAGCTGCCGGTTATCGACGCGGCGAATCATGGCATCCTGCTTTTTGTTACTGAGTCCGAAGCCTCGAGGCTGGTCTTCGAGGGCAAGGCCATCTGGCTGCGCACCAACAAAAAGAAGATCCGCGGCGTGAAGATGCAGGCCAACGCGATCCTTGGCGATTCTCTTAAGCCGGTCAAACCCACCTCCATCCGCCAGCGCGGCACGATGGGCGATTCCCACGACCACGAGCGCGATGACAACCCAGAACATGTTTGGACAATCGACCGCATCGCCAGGAACAAGCGAAAGCATTTCCTGCAGGTGGTTACTGATTGCCTGATAGCCGAAACCGACTCCTTGAAGCCTGCCGCGTAATCTCCGGCAACGAAGTCGATTTCTTCCTACCTTCGGAACCCGGTCCGGACGCGATCGCAATTCGCGCGGCCAACGCGGAGTTACTTGAAGAGCTAGTCGAGACGCTCACCGTTCCTCAACAGAGGCTCATGTTTCTTCACTACGACTGCGAGTCGACGTTCGAATCGATAGCGGCTGAGCTGGGCGTTTCGCCTGAAGCCGCGTTTGCCATGCACCGGCGGGCGATCGCCGCATTACGGCGGGAGTTTGAGATGCGCTCGATTCGGAAGTATACGGACATCGCGTGAGCTTCACGCTACGAATTTTCGGCCTCGATATTCGCGGGCACATCCTGTGGATTGACCGGGCCGACCCCGACTTCTGTTTCTGTTCACTCTGGGTCCGGCTGCAAAAGCCACCTGTCGCCGCGGTGCAAACCACTGCGATGGGCTTCTATGTAGCCGAGGAACCAGCAGAGACGAGCGAATAACACTTTCCGGTTGCGATGCCGTCCATATGTGACGGGTCGCTGGCCGAGCACGCTGGGACGCACACAACGTCCCGGCGCAATCAAGACACAAGGCCACTATGAGATGCCAACCGGTTGGTTTGTTGACGAAGATTTTCCAGCGGAGTGGGACGAAGGATCTCCGCTCCACCACAAGTGCAAATTAACGAACAAACGCTCGAACTCGTCGACGTCGACAAGCTTATTCCGCACCCGGACAACCCGCGGCGCGGTGATTTAGACGCTATCAGCGCCAGCATCACGGCAAACGGCTTCTACGGCGCCGTCGTGGCGCAACGTTCTACCGGATACGTCCTGGCGGGGAACCACCGCCTGGCTGCCGTCAAACGCGACGGCGGAGCTCAGATTCCCTGTTTCTGGCTGGAATGCTCTGACGTCCAGGCCCGCAGAATTCTTTCCGCCGACAATCGCACAGCGTCCCTCGGAATAGACGATCCCACCGCGCTAGCGGAACTGCTCACGCAAATCGCGGCGGAGTCCAACGGATCGCTTGAGGGCACCGGCTACTCCCAGGAAGCCTTCGACGCAGTTGTGGCAGCGGCTGGTGATGCAGTGCTCGAAGCTTCGGGCGGCGCTCCGGTTGAAGAGACGGAAGGCGAGAACGAATGCCCTGATATTGAGGAAACTGTCGCCACTGTAAAAGGGGACCTCTGGATTCTCGGTAAGCATCGCTTGCTCTGCGGTGACAGCACGCTGCCGGAAGAGTTGGCACGGCTTACCGGCGGTGCGAAAGTGGATATCGTGATCACCGATCCGCCTTACGGAATCGCCATCGTGAAGGTCAAAGGCGAATCCAAAAAAGGCGGCGGCGGCGGCCCAAAACCATTTGGTTTACAAAGCGCCGAAGGCGCTGAAGGCGTCGTCGGCGGCGGCGGATCAGCGGGCCATATGTATCCGTATGGCGGTGCAAAAAAAGGCGTCGGCGGCGGAAAAAACATCGTCAAACCAAAGCTGTACGCGCCCATTGCGAACGACGATAACCCGGACGCGGCAGAGGCGTTTTTTCGCAACGCGCTGGAATCCGGCATCCAGAACTTCATTATCTTCGGCGGCAATTACTTTACCCACTTTCTTGCCCCGTCGCCTTGCTGGGTGATCTGGGACAAGCAAAACAGTGGCAACTTTGCCGATGTGGAAATGGCATGGACCTCATTTGATCGTGGTGCCAAGCTCTATCAGTTCATGTGGAACGGTCTTTGCAGAGCAGGCGACCGTAAAACCGAACTGAAGACACGCGTGCATCCCACACAGAAACCCGTAGGTTTATTCGTTAAGATATTCGCGGACTTCGAGTTCAACTCCTGCTTCGACGGCTTCCTCGGCTCCGGAACAACGCTGATCGCCTGCGAGAAAACAAACCGTTTCTGCTTTGGAATGGAACTCAGCCCCGACTATTGCGACGTCATAGTGAAGCGCTGGCAGACGTTCACCAACCAGGAAGCTACCCTTGAAGGCGACGGACGGACGTTTCAGCAAGTAGCGGACGCCCGAAGAGTGGCCTCCTAACGTGTGCCCCTTGACTACGAACAACTCGCATACGAGTCAGCCCCTGCATTCCGCGCCTTCGCCCTCTACCGAGATCTCGGCGCTTCGCGTTCACTAGCCAAGGCGTACGCGGAATACCGCGGCACGACGAAGGGTATTTGCCCTGGTCAGTGGGGCCTTTGGTCTGGCAAGTTTCGCTGGGAGCAGCGTGCCCTTGCCTATGACGCGTTTCTCGACGCTGAAAAGCTGAAGCTCCGCGCGCGCAAGGTTCTCGAGCTCGAGGAACGCCGCTGGGAGTTTGAGCTGTCGAACCAGGAGTCGCTCGAGCGCCGCGCAAAGCGGATGGACGAGCTGATCGATAAGGCGGAAATGTCGCCAGTCGCCGACGTGATCGTCGTCAAGGACGAAACGGTGGAGGACATCAACACCGGCAGCATCACCAAGACGCGCACAAAAACAAGCGTCAAAGCGCTGAAGATGGCGGGTTACTCCCGCACCATCCAGGTCCGCAACGAGACTGCGGCTGAAGCAATCAACGGTGTGCGGACCGAGAAGAAACGCAAAGAAGCCGCCTCGTCGACCGCTCAGAAGCCGACCGGAATCGTTTACAGACCCGCTATTGAAGATGTTCCCGCCCCTGGAGTGCCTGCGTGAGGTCCAGTATTCGCAGTTCGGACGCAAGTACCCGACTGAAACGCAATTAGAGTTTCACGCGCTCACCGCGAAGTTCAAAGGCTTCAGCGGCCCGGTGGGAACTGGCAAGAGCGCAGCGCTCTGTCAGGAAGTTTTGAAATTGGCGTACCAGAATCCCGGCCTACCGGGTGTCCTGGCGGCGCCCACTTTCCGCATGTTGCACGACAACACCCGGAAAGAGTTTCTCGAAATCTTGGAGTCGAACGGCGTGCCGTTTGCCTTTCGCGCTGCGGATAACCAGGTCGAACTTCTCGAGCCTGAATCTACAGTGCGCTTCCGGAGTTTGGACAATCCGCTCCGGCTCATGGGTACAAACCTCGCGTGGTTTGGAATCGATGAACTGACCTATAGCAAGGAGGACGCGTGGCTACGTATGATAGCCCGTCTCCGCCACCCGAACGCTAAGAGGCTTTGCGGCTTCGGTGTTTGGACGCCGAAAGGATTTGATTGGGTTTGGTCTCGGTTCGTTGGCCCAGACAAGAAGTCGGGCCATGAAGCGGTGTTCGCGAAGCCGGGTGAAAACCCGGCTGTCACCGCCGAATACTACGAAGGGCTCAAGGACTCGTACGACGTCCGCTTCTACGAGCAGGAGGTCCTCGGCAAATACCTCGCGCAGTTCACTGGGCAGATTTACTTCGCCTTCGACCGCAAGCGTACGTGTTGCCGCTCTCTTAAATTCGATCCGGCCTGGCCGATCTATTGGAGTCTCGACTTCAACATCGACCCCGCTAGCAGCGTTATTTCGCAAGTCGTCGATGTGACGACGCGAGAAGACATGCTGCGCGGAAAGAAGCAGATCGAGATCCGGATCTTAGACGAGATCGTGATCAAGGACTGCACCACGTCCCAGCATGCCGACGCGTTCCTGAAACGCATGGAGCCCTATATCGCGCTCGGCCTGCGGCAAGTCTATCTGTACGGCGACGCCACCGGGAACTCCCGACAGCGTCAGAGTAACCGCAGCGACTGGGCGGTGATCAAGGAAACGCTTCGAGTAAAAGAACAGCGGTTGAGTGTAAGCTCTCGCGTTCCGGAATCGAACGGACCGGTTAAAGCGCGCACCAATATGGTGAACGGCGCACTCCTTTCCGCGGCGGGCACGAGCATTCTGTTCGTCGACCCGAAGTGCAAAGAGTTGATTACCGACTTTGAGCAGCTTGCCTGGCCTCGCGACAACGCCGGCAACACCCTCGACGACGAAATTCCGCGCGCCGATCCGAAACGAGGACACTCCTCAGACGCTCTTGGCTACCTCGTAGTCGCTGAAACACGCGGCAAGAGCGGCCCGCGCACCACCGTGATTTTGTGACATGTGCCTCCCAATAACGAAGATGCTTCCGTGATAGCCACCGATTTCAAACTTCCGCTACCCGCAACCGTGATTCTGGGCATCCTCATGTCCGCAGGCACGTATCTGGTCGGTACCCACACGTCCGAGGGGATCCTCACGTCGCGAGTTGACCAGATGGAGAAATCGCTGATCGCCGAACAGATCATTTTGCAGGGCATGACGTCACGCAACGAGTTCCAGATTTTCAGGGAAGAGCAAAACAGCCGCCTGGCTGACGTGCTTTCCCGCCTCAAAGATATCGATTCCAAGGTGTCCAAATAGTGGCCGTTCGCAAACTCAAAACGAAAGCGCTGGCGATCGCCACCACTCAAGCGAGTGCCCCTCCTGTCGAAGCCCCCAGCTCACTCCCGGTATCCGCCGTCGACGCCCACCACGAAGAGTACGACGCGCTGAAGGTGTTCTATTCGATGATTGGCCCGCTGTACCGCGGCGGCTTCGAACTCCAGCAGCATGCCTCGCTTTACCTTCGCAAGCGGCCGGTGGAACCACCCGCCGTCTACCTCGCCCGCACACTCGAGTTCACCTATCAGAACATTCTGCAATCGGGAATCGGCTGGTATCAGACCGGCCTTTATGCCGATTCCCCCGCAGTATTCACCGCAGGCAAAGACGGCAAACGCACAACAGACGGGTTGCTCGATGAGTTCCTCGAGAATGCAGATCGCTGCGGAAAGTCTCTCGTCGACTGCAGTAAGAAATGGCTCACCGATGCCGCGCTGAACGGCGTGGCCTTCGTTCTCATTGACCTGCCGGGCAGCACAATCGCGAGTAACTTCCGCGAGCAGAAAGCGCGCGGAGATCTCAACGCCTACATCACCACGTTCGACGCCTCTCAGGTCATCAACTGGTCCTGCGACCAGGCGGGCAACTACGAGTGGGTAGTGATCAAGACTCAGCGATCGGAGCGCGTCTTTGGCAAGAAGCCGCTGGTTATCGATCAGTGGTACCTGTTCGATCGCCAGAATTTCACGCTATACGAGGCCCCGGTTACGTCCGGGAAAGACGTCCCAACGGGTGATGACCGCCTCGCGGAAGTGGTCGACTTCGGCCCGCATGCGCTCAAGCCGTGGACCCGAGTTCCTGTCCGCAAGATCGAATTACCCGATCATCTCTGGCTGGCATACCGTGTCTACCTGCAGGTCCTCGACCACCTCAACCAAGACAACTCGTTTTCATGGGCGCTGAAACAGGCGAATCTGGCTGTCCCTGTGATTGCCGGCCCCTACGAAGACAAGCCGGTGATGTCGGAAACCGCCTACATCCACTTTCAGGAAAAGGACACCACCCTCACCTTCGCCGAGCAGTCCGGCATGAGCTTTACCGTTGCCGCGGCACGTATCGCGGCCCTGCGCGAAGAGATTTACCGTCAGATGCACCTGCAGGCGCAAGGGCGCAGCTCGAGCGCATCAGCGTCCGCCAACTCCGGCTACTCCAAAGAAATGGACATGGCCCCGTCGAAAGACGTCGCCAATGCTTTTGGAAACATTCTGCGCGAGGCACTGAAGGGCATTACCGAAGACGCCGCGCTGATAGCCGGGCAAGTACTCGAAGCCGAAGTTACGGGACTCCAGGCTGAAGACAACGGCGCGATCGTCGATATCGCTGAAGGGCAGGCCGCCCTCGATATGAACATCCCGAGCCCCGCCTTCGACACCTACGTGTACTCGAAGACCGCAGCCCGCGTGATGCGGCAGGCACCGAAAGAACAGCAGACCGAAGTCCAGAAGGAAATCGCGGACGCCCCCTCGCGCGCCGATCTTGCAGCCCAACAGGCGAAACAGCAACAGAACGACCTCGGCACCGCCTTCTCGAAATCGCTCGATACCGCGATCTTCAAGGGCGCATCGAAGCAAACACAGCAGCAGTAGTAACCCCCACCTCAACACAACATGACACCTGAAGAGACCGCAGCAGCGGCCGCGGCAGCCGCTGCCCAGCCGCCCCCCATCGACTACACCAAACTCGTGGTCGACTATTCGAAGCTCGACTACGGCAAGCTCGCAGCCGCACAGGCCACGATCGCAGCCGAAGCGCAACGGAAGAAGGATGCCGACCTCGCGACCTCCGCAACTGCCACAGCAGCCGAAGAGAAGCGTAAGGCCGACGAAGCAGCCGCCCTTCTCGCCGGTAAACAGAAGCCCTGGAACGTCAAGGAAGCTCCCGAGTTTCTGAAGCTGCAGGCCGACCTCGCTGCCAAGACGGCAAAGGACGAAGAGCGCGAGAAGAAAGCCGAGATGAAAGAGCGGAGCGGCACGGTTAAATCCGCCCTCTCCGATTACACCTTCGCCAGTGAATCCGCAAAGACCAGCGCCAACAAGCTGCTGTTCGATGCCGTGAAGCTGGGCGAAGACGGCGAAAGCTATGTCGGTCCCGATGGCTCACCGGCAGACGTGTACATCGCCCACATGATGGACACCGAATTCGACTACTTCCTGAAGGTCAAGGATGTAGGCGGATCCGGCGCGCGCAATGGCGGAACCCGCAAAGAGACCGTGATCGATCTCGACAGCATCAAGCCCGGCATGAAGCCCGAAGACAGGGCGCGTGCATACGCGAGAATCGCTGAACTTTCCCCCGGCCGTTAATAGCGGCTCTAACTCTCAACAATCTAACCCAACCCCCAAAGGAAACAAACAGAACAAATGGCCGCTATTACCTCAGTAAACGTCGCTCAGGCGATCGTCAAATTGGTCGCCGTCGAGGCACTTGAAGCTCTCGTCGCCAACCTCGTGATGGGCAACCTGGTCAATCGCCAGTACGAGCCCCTCCTCGCCAACGCAGGCGACACCGTCAACGTCGCAATCCCCCCGACCCTGGTTGCAAACGACCTCGGTGAAGGTGGAACGGTAGCCGAGCAGAATCCGAATCTCGGCAACGCGCAGCTCGTGCTCAACAAGCACAAAGAGTGCACGTTCCGCATTCCGGATGTCACCAAGGCCCTCGCAACCCCCGACTTGGTCAAGACCTACATGCAGCCCGCGATCAACGCACTCGGCGAGCAGATTGAGTCTGACATCCTGGCACTGTACGGCAACTTTACGGCCAACACCCCGGTTGGCGCGGCGAACACCACCATCACCGAAGCCGTGATCGACAGTGCGGAAACCGCTCTCTTTGTGGCGAAGATCCCCACTCGCCTGCCGAAGATGTTGATCGTCGACCCGCTAACCTACGCCTCGATGCGTCAGATTCCGAAATTCCAGAGCTGGACCAACACCGGCCAGCAGGGTATCGACGCGATCATCGCCGGCGAAATCGGCAAGATCAAGGATTTCTTCGTTCTCCGCTCGCAGCTCGTCGCCAAGACCGGCAACAACACGCATAACCTGGCGTTCGCCAAGGATGCGATCGGCCTCGTGATGCGCAAGCTCGATGCGCCCCTGGCTGGCACCGGCGCCATCGTCGAGTATGCCGAAATCGGCAACTTCGGCGTGCGCGTAACGCTCAGCTACGACGCGGCCACCCTGTCGCAGCGCTTCACGGTTGACGTGCTCTACGGCGTCGGCGTGCTCCGCAACCAGTTTGCCGTCCAGGTAAACAGCTAAACCTTCCTCCCTTGAATCACCGCACGGCCCGACTCTACCGGGTCTGGACCGTGCGGCTCTTTTTCTATCGAACGAAAACCCAACACATTTTATGGACATCCGACAAACAGCCAAGGCCATCCGCGAAACGATGGAAGCGATGCCTGACCGCGACGTTTACGTGGTCTCGGTCGACAACTGGGACAAAGGCACAACCGCGGGTTGCATCGTGCAAATGTCGCGTGCCACAGCCGCGCGAGGACTAGTCGAACGGACCCATCGTCTCGCCACCCCCGAAGAGATCGAAGTGCACCTGGTCGACCAGAAGGCCAAGGGCGATGCGATCCGCCAGGCCGACCTAGAGTCTCGCTTCCCGCTCAATCTCAACGTGTATACGCAGGGCAAAGAAGCCATCGCAGAGCGCACCCCGGCGCCTGCACCTAAATCCTCTCGCTAACTCCCCGCTTCAATGTCCCAATACACCGATAGCGACATCATCACGCTCGCAGATATGCTCGACCTCGATAACGAGGTGGCTGCAGTCGCCGCGGCCGCTGATCCCGTGATCGATGTGTCGACAGCCGTCCGGATCGCGTGGGACGAAACTGCCGACCGCATCTTCTCGAAGATGGACAGCTTCGGTGGCGCGGTGAATCTACTGGTTGGCGCGAGCGTCCAGACCGCCTGGCTCATCAATAATTTCGGCATGGGGCTTTCGCGATCGCGCATCTTCCTTTCGCAGATAGTGGCAGACGACGGCTACGCGAATCGCAGCTCACCTCTACGCCGGTATCTCTCTTATAAGGCGCTCGAGATGTTCTACCGCGACGCGTCCGAGCGCATGACTGTGGATCGCTACGAGACGAAACGCGCCCGCTTCGAGAAGGACGGCAACTTCGCCTGGCGCAGGTTCTCCAGCAAGGGACTGCCGATCGTTTTACAGCCGCTACCCTGCCCCGGCGCTCTCCACGAGCGCAACTCCGGCACATGGGGTCTTACCAACGTCTCGAGTGTTGCTGCAATTGGTGCTGCAGGCGGTCTTTGGGACGTGGCGATTACCTGGGTCGACCAGTCGCGTTATCAGAGCCCTGCAGTAAAGATGAACGCGGAGTCCGGGCCGAGCGTGACTCTCCCGGTCACGACGGCCGCGGATCATGCCGTTAGATTCAGTATCGCGGGGCTCACACCTCCCGGCAAGCCTTATCAATCAGGCACCTTCGCCGACGGTGTTCTCTCGATGCTGACGGCAACCGGCTGGAACGTGTACGCGGCGCCTACCGGCGGCACTCTTGTACTGCAGAACGCAGTACCTATTCCGGTGGCCACCCTGACCTATACGCTTCCCGGGGATCCGCTCGGTTCCGGCGCACCGCTCGCACCAGGCCAGCAAGCGGACGCTAACTTCGCATTCCTGAATACGCTGCAACGGGCTTAAGGCCACAATCGAAAATTATGACAATCACACCTCTCGGCAAGATCGCCCCGGCCGCCGCCGGCACGCCAAAGCCAATTTCCGTAGCAGCCCCTTCGCTTGCCGGAAGGGCTCATCGTATATTTTTCGCCCAACTTCCCGGCCAGACCGGCGCCGTCTACATCGGCCGCCTCGGCATGGTGAAGGGAACCCTCGCCGGCGTCATCAGGGTATTCGCGATCCCCACCGCAACCGGTTTGCTTGACCACTTCGCGATCACGTGCGAGTCAGGCGAACAAATCGAACCCTCGGAATATTGCGTCGATGCGGATGTAAATAACGAAGGCGCGCTCGTCAGTATCTGGCAGTAGCCACGTGCCTGAAGATAGCATCCCAGTAGCCCTCCGAGGTCTCGCCACAGAGCATAACGCCGCTGTGGATTCGCTTGTGCAAGCCTTCGAGACCCACGTCAAGGCCACCATCGAGACCGCCTCCACGCGCACGCTGGCCATCCTGCAATCGCGGCTTGAAATTGGTAAGACCTCGGTCCACCTGATCGACAGCAACCCGGCGAACAGCAAGGTACTCCGAGGCATCGACAAGCTCTTCAAGGAGCAGATGACGGAGGCGGGCTACGACGCGCTGGTGGATGCGTACGTCGGAAGGTTTAGCACGCAGTTCCGGTTCTTCAACGAGCTGCTGGCCATCGTGGCTCCTGGGCGCAGCGTCGACTTCACGACGGACGACAAGGCTTGGTTCAAGTCCCAGCAGCTTGCGTCGGCCGACAGCCTGAAAGCAGTGGTCGATATCGCCGGCGCGCTGGCTCAACAGCGGGTGTTGTTCGGGGTTGGCGGCATGCCGATCGCCGACCTGGCGGAAGTACTCGCCGAGCGGTTCCAACAGACCTTGCCCATGGCGGCGCGGCTTGCAGACACGGCCATGACCGTTTTCTACAGATCGATCTCCGAGCGCGGGTTCGCCGATATCGAGCGTGGGCTACCGGCAGATTCGATCCGGTACAAGTACTACGGCCCTTTGGACCGCTTGACCAGGCCGTTCTGTGCCCACCTCGAAGAGAGCGGCAAGACGTACAGCCGGGCGGAGATCGATTTGATGAATAATCATCAGCTCCCTAACGTTTTCCTGACGTGCGGCGGATTTCGCTGCCGGCACATGTGGCTCATTTCGGGCCTTGCAACCCCCGCGCCCCTCTCCCAGGGCTCATGATGAAGTTAACCCCGGTTTAGGCCGGACACTAAATTTAGTTGATTAAAGGGAGAATATGAATACCGTATACGTAGAATCCGGCCGCACTCACACAGCAGTTGGCGCCTTCGGCGGCGCCGCAACAGCAGCTACTAACGCCACGCCAATCGTTGTCACCTTTGCGGCGGCTCACGGCCTCGTCGACGGCGACCAGGTGCAAGGCTCGGGCTTTGCCACCAATACCGCAGCCAACGCCCTGGTATTTGCCAAGGTAACCGGCTTCTCAGCAACCACCATCGGCCTCTACTCCGATGCAGCGCTCACCATCCCGGTCGCAGGCAACGGAGCAACCTCCGCCGGCACCGTAAATATTGCGTATGACATCTCCGGCTTGACGGGTGATGTGACAGTTTCCCTCAAGGCCGAAAACCAAACCGCCGCAAAAGGGTGTCTGATCCATATTCGCGATAGCGTGGACGGCTTCGTGACTGCGCGCACCATCATGGTGATGGACATAAAGGGTGCGTTTCCAGTTGGCGGTAAGACGATGAGCATGCGGGGTTACGAAATGCCGCAAGCCCGCTTCGGTGTGGCAAGCGCAACCATTCAGGTGTTTGTCGCGCAAATCGACGGCGGTAACAGCGTAGCTCTTACCCTTTCTCTTCAGTAAATAAATTGGCAAGTGCGGCGGAGTTCAAGTCATCGAACGGGAGAGATCCCGAAGAGGTGATACTGGAGGTCCGCCGCAACCTCATCCCCCTACGTGAGGACCTCCTCTATGCCGGGCAGCGCCAGAACGAGCGCATCCACGAAAAGACTGCAGACCACCGCGACGTCGACGGGAACGAATTCGAGCCCTACGACACCACGCGGCCCTACTATTTCCGCCCCTGGGATACCCCCAGCATCGGGCGCGGCCGCAAAGGTGTAAGCCTCGCCGATCGCCGCAAGAAGGTCCCGGAACTCTCACGCAACGCATCGGCCTCCCGATTCCTTCGCAAGCTGGGCGGCACGACCTCCGGCGGCAAAGGAACACTCCGGCATAAGGGCGTCGGCGTTGGTGAGATCCATTCTCACGAATCGGACACGATCAAGTTCGCCTCGTATGCTGCGTTCAAAGCGGCTCTCGGAAGATCTGGCGTCGACCTCACCGGACCCCATGCCCCGCACATGATGCAGGCCATCCAGGTGAGCGCCACAGGTAACGAAATCCGGTTGTCGATCGAGGATCCGCAGAAAGCCGCGATTGCAACGGGCCACAACACCGGGGAAACCAAGGGCGGCAAGCAACGCCGTTTCTTCGGGGCATCGAGCCACGACGTTAAGCAGATGCTGGCGGATATCTACAGTTCTATCGTCGCCAGAAACAAGCGCTAAACCTCTCGCCAAGGTACTCCCATGGTCATCATTACGCTCGAAGAATGCGCCGCCGCTCGCGTCAGGCACATGCGCAACCTGGCAATGGCGCTGATTAAAAGCGACACACTCCGCTGGAAAAATACTCCAGAGGCGGAACGTGCAGAAGTGCGCACTATGCTCACACGTGCCGGCATCGCGTTTCCCAGCGAAACAGAATTGGTTCAGCACGAGGATCGACGGCTCATCGCTCAAGCGAAAGCAGCCGTTAAGCAGGCAAAGGCAGCAGCCAAACAGGCCCAAACCGCCACGCCAACAGCCGAAGCCATCGAAAACTAAATGCTCTCCCCCGAATATGCCGGCCAGGTCCGCGACGTCGCCGTAGCTCAACTCGAAGACGTGACACGTGGTCTCAACGTCCAGCTCGCGATAACGCTGGGAGCCGCAGGTCTGCCGGTCTTCGCGTTCGACTGGAGCGCCACGAGTATCAACTTCTTCGAGGTGCAACTCGACCCCGGCGACATCGAATCGACCACGCCGCTGAAGTACCCGCTGTGCACGCTCTCTGTCCTGCAGGAAGACAACCAGCTCGACCAGACCTACATCACATTCTCCGGTCAGATCGTGATGGAGTTGTGCCTCTATATTTCGTTCATCCAATCGGGAGTGCCGCGCAACGTCGAGAAGACGCTGAACGCCGTCACCGCCGCAGTGATCCGCACCTTCTGTGATTCGTCAGCCGCCGCAACTGCAAACTTCACCGGCCCAGTTACGTTCAATCGCAAGCTCGCAGTGAAGCGATCGCGTTTGCAAATGGGCGCGCAGAACTGGCGCGTACCGATCAAGTTTTACTTGCCGTTCGGCCTCGATACCAACTAATCCTTTTCCCTAATTTCCCCCCAGGAGTTCCCAAAAATCCATGAGCACCACTACGCCTGTGCAGCCCGTCGCTGCCAGCAATCCCTATCGCTTTGTCGGCGTCTACACGCTGATCCACGAGCACGACGAATTGAAGCAATTCGGCCAGCGCACGCTGTTGACCGATGAGCAGGCGGAAACCGTTCTGCGCGGCGGAGGCATGATCCTTCCCGAAGCCCAGTTCCTCACGTTCTTCACCGAGGCGCAGATGAAGGAGAAGACCTTCCCCAAGTTTCCCGGGCACTGGTTTAGCGCTCCGGACGATCTGAAGGCGAAGAAGAAAGCCGCTGTCGATGCCGCCACAAATCTGCACTACGCGGCAGTCAAGGCCTGGGACGACAAAGAGAAAGCTCGCGTTGACGAGATCCTGGCAGATCGCAAGGCTGCTGCTGAGGCCCTCGTAGCCGGCGCAGAACAGGCCGACCTCGAGCGGGCGAGCGCGGCAAGCGTGATCAACGCGAACGAAGCGGTGATCACCGATGAACAGAACGCAGCAAAGGAAGTGGTCTAAGTGGCTTACTCTTTAAATCGCAATCAGCGAGTCTATCTCGCCATTGAAAGCTCTTTCGGCGTCGCCGCTACCGTGACAGGCAGCAATAACTGTTTGATCACCAAGGCCGTCTTCAAGCCTCACGTCGACGTGCTCGTCTCACAATCGAAGACCGGAACGCGCACCGTCTTCCCCGGCGTCCCCGGCCGTCACAGCGGCACGTTCTCGATCGAGATGGAACTGCGGCCGAACGGAGCCCCTGGCGTCAAGCCCGATATGGATCCGCTCCTGCAAGCGCTCTTCGGGCAGGCCGGCGTTGTGGCTGCCGGCGTCAGCGTGACCTATTCGCTCAATGACGCGATTCTCAGCTTCACCGCCTACAACTACCGCACCCCGTCCACTGTTTCGCAGCAGGTCGCTGTCGGGTGCATCGTGCAACGCGCCACCTTTAAATTGGGTGAGAATATCGCCACCTGCACGTTCTCCGGCGTGGCCCTTTTCGTTCCCGACACCTTCATCTTTTCGACGCTCGACGCCGGCGGCAAGGGCGGCCTGTCCTCGATCGCCGCAGAGCCTGGCTCACCCACCTCGAACGGTCCCATCGTCGCAGGTTTCACCGGTTCGGCAGTTCTCGACTCCAACACATTCCTCAATATTCGGACCATGGACGTCGACATCAACCTTAACAGCGATATTCCGCTGGACGTGTTCGGCTCCTACTACGGTGGAACGCCCGAAGCGGACGCCCGCGATATCGGACTGACCATCTCGACTTACGACGATGACACCACCGGAACGCAGGACCTGTACACCAAGGCCCTGACGAAGGCCGGTATCACCGCAGTCGCCACAATCGGGACTGTGGCTGGCAGCATCGCGGCATTCACCGTCAAGGGCCTGCAGCTCGAGACCCCGGACATCACGGAAGGAACGCGCAAATGGCAGGCCAACATTGCGCGATCGCGCGCCACTGGTTCCTCGCTCTCGGCGAAGGACGAAGTCGGTCTGGTCCTCACTTAGACAAGAAAAGGGCCGCTCCTTTCGAAGCGGCCCTTCGCTTTCCGGGTGCTTCCCCATACGGGTTCTCCCGGTTCTCTTTTAAGTGTTCGTAGTGGGCGGTCAGCCCAAACCACAGATTACCACCCCATGAAATTCGAATCCCAGCCTACCTTCAAATCCCTCCTCTTCCCCGGCGTCACGGCCAAGGTCCGCAAACTCTCCCATGGCATGCGCACCCGCATCGATATGTCGCTCGCCAAAACCCGTGAGAAAATCCGCGAGTTGAGCGACGAGCGGGCCGAAATTATCGACCCGGCGCGCGAAGCTGCAGAGGCATCCGTCCCGGCAGACACGGCAGATCGCGATAACGCGATCAACGAAGCCATCGACAAATTAATCTCCCGTGATGACAAGCGCATCCTCCGAGACCGTCTGGCCTCTATCAATTTCCTCGTCTACTCCGAAGTCCAGCGCGGCTACCTCGACGAAGCGGTCAAATCAATCGCAGGCCTCGACGTGGATATCGAAGGCGACGGCAATTTCGTCCCGTGCACCACCATACCGGACCTGATCGAGCACGGCCCCCCGGAGCTTGTCCAGGAAATCTACGACGCGATTCAGTCCGGCATTTCAGGCTTGAGCGCCGACGAAAGAAAAAACTCACCGTCGCCTTCCACTTCGCCCGCACCGGGGGAAGAAGCGACGAACGATACGATTGCCGCACCTGTCAGCGAGCCGGTTATTTCGTAGATCGCCGCTGCTATAAGCCGGGCTACCCGCCCTCCAACCCCGAAAAACCTGCACGCTGGCATGCGTACTATGCCATCCCGGGCATAGATTCCTTTTCCGTAGAAGATACCGAGATCGAGGACTGCCCCGCGTGTTTTGTCACGCCTGAATCTCACGAACTGGTCCAGATCTTTGGCCAGGCCCGGGCCACCGGCGTCGCATTATTCGGCCCGTCCCTCGATAAGTGGCCAGCCAAAGCTGCAGATGCCGCGGCCATCATCGAGTGCGAAGAATCGCGTTACAAGAACGCACTCACGACCGCAATCCGCGAAACCAACAAACGATAGCCAATGTCCGAAACCCTCGACCTACTCTTCAAGATTCAAACGCAAGGCATCGACGCCCTAGATAAGGTCGCGGGTTCGACGAAGGCGATCACGCTCGAGACCAAGTACAGCAGCGCCGAACTCCAACAGTTCAGCACGCTACTGAACACGGTCACACGCTCCGGAGATACGACGCGCAAAGGCCTCGAGGACCTCGCGAAGTCGGCAAAGTCTGTTGGCGCGGGTGTGGCTGGAATCGCAAAGGACCTGCTCGAACTGGACAAGGCCAACCAACGGGCAGCAGACGAAGCGGAGAAGTCTTCCCGCCGTCAGCAGGCTGCGCTCCAGCAGCTCGGCAAGGCGCAAGAGGCGGCGCATGCGGAAAACAAGCGGCGCGAGGAGGCTGCCAACAAGGGCGGCGTAAATATCGATGGCATCGGCAAAGGCGCGGTTCTCGGCGCTTTTGGCTTAGGGGCGGTTGGTGGAATCGGCCTGCAGGTGGGCCGTCAGGCAGTTGACGAACTCAAAAACGCCATCGTATCGATCACCTCGAGCTATGCGGCAGCCGCCCGCGAAACTAAGAATTTCGCAGACCGGCTGGACATCTCGACTACCGAGGCGCGGCGCTTCGAACAGATCGCAGAAATTACCGGCGTCAGTGCCCGGTCCCTCGAGGGCGGAATTCGCCTTGTCAGCACGGCGTTAGAGGACCAGGCCGGCTCCGGCAAGAAAACCGCAGACGCGCTGCATCGCCTCGGCATCGACTTTACCGAATCGGGCGGCGGCGCTCGTGAAATGGGCTCCGTTATCCTGGAAACCATCGAGAAGCTCTCGATGATGACGGACAAAACGGAGCGGGCTCGCGAGGCTACTGCAATTCTGGGGCGCGGCGCGAAAGAGCTAATTCCGCTTATCAATCAATATTCCGAACTGAATTCGGAACTTACCGCACTCGGCTTTAACGTCACACGCGACATCATCGAAAAGGGAGACGAAGCGGAGAAGAAGTTTGCCACGATGGCCGTGGCGTTTAAGATTCTCAGGGACAAGCTAGGCGAAAAGCTCGCGCCTATTGTCGTGTCCGTAATCGGGCAGTTCGTCAATGCCATCTCTGATCCTGGAGGCGGGAATCCCGGCCTCCACCTTCCTGAGCATGGTCCGGGAAATCGGCGACCTGGAGACTTGAACGGCTTCCTTCAGGATGCAAATAATCAGGCCAGCCACAATCTGCGTCTAGCCTCAGACCCAAGTGGGCTGTTCCGGCCACCGGGTTTATTCGGGCCTACTCCCTTCGAAGCGCAAGCGGCTGCCACGCAAGCCGGCGGCAAGGCAATTTCAGACCAATACCGCACCGAGTACCTGAAAACGAAGGACGGTATCCACGGCCAGATTAAGGGTCTGGAATCCGGCACCGGCAAGGAAGGCACCGCATCGCGCAGTCTCGCGGATTTGCGTAGAGACCTACTCTCCGGCGCCCTCGGCAAAACAGCGGCGCAGGACACCAAGGACGAAATTCACTCGCGCGAAGCCCAAATCGAGACGCTCAACGGCCAACTGAAAGACCTCACCGGCGCGGTGCGCGATGCGGCGAAGCTCGAACGGGAGCGCGTCTCCACGTTAAAGGGCGCGGCGTCCGCCGGACGTAGATTGAGCGGTAGGGGCGACACGCCACAGGAGAAACTGCAGCTCGACACCGATACCGAACTCGCGAAGCTGACCAATCTGCATGGCGACGACCTCGCGCGCGCACGTGGCAATGTGATCGGGGGCTCGTTACTCGCCAAGGCCAATCTCGACGAGGAACAGCGCAAAAAAGACGAGAAGGCAGAGAAGAAGAAAACGGACGACGCGGCAAAGCGTCTTCAAAACCTGGATGTACTCGGTGACGAAGCATTTAGCGTGTCGGGACGTCTGGCGCGGGAATCCGCCAAGGAATCGGCGGCGGCCAGCAAAGATGAGGACAAGTTCGGGGACAAGGGCGGTATCACCACGGCGCTTGGTCGCGTGTTGCGCGCAGGCTCCGGCCAGGACGCGCTTACGAACGCTCCACGTCAGGCAACGTCGCAGGATCTGCTCAAGCAAACGACAGACGATGAACGGCGCCAGGAACGGCTCCTCGAGGTAAACTCCAGGCCCGGTCAGGAACTCGCAACACAGAAAGCCATCTCCGACCTACGCCTGCAGACTGCCGCAAAGGTCCTCCAGTACGAACTCAACATCGCCACCACCAAGGGGAACCAGGAACAACAGGGCATTGCGGCGGAAGAGGCACGCGTAAAGAACGCGCAAACCGTCAAGGATATCCACGAGGAAGACGCGCTCAAACAGGCCGAAGCCAACCGGAAGAGTGCAGAGGATGCGCACTCGCTCGCCTCCGGACTGACCGAATCAGCATTCGGCGGAAGCAAAGGAGTGCGCGGGTTCTTCGCCGGTGAAGGACGCAAGCTCGCATCTCAGGTTGCGGGTAACGTTGCTGGCCCGGTGATCGACAAGGGAATCAGCGCGGTAACGAGCAACATCCCAACCGATGGCCCCTTTGGCAAGATCCTCAGCACGGCGCTGGGCGGAACAATCCTCTCGCCCAAGAAGCATCCTGAACTCGATGCGAATACGACCGCCATAACCTCGCTCACTACGTCTGTCAATGCGAACACTGCAGCGCACGGTGGGACGCCACCAGCCGGAGCGGGAGCAGGAAGCGTAGCATCGGGCCTCAGCTCCATCCTTCCCCCTGGCGTGATGAGTGCCTTCTCGAAGATCGCGCCTCTTCTCAGCGGCAGCAGTACATCGCCTACCGGATCGGGCGAAGCTGGCGTGGAAGGTTCCGCGATTCCCGGAAGTGCGGATAACAGCAGCGGCGAGTCTGCGGCGGAAGGAGCCACCTCCAAAATCGCATCGACCAGTAAAGGCTTGACCGGCACTCTCGGCAAGAACGTCGCTGGCATCGCTGAAATCGCTGCTGGTGCATTCGCAGCCTACGACGGCTTTAAAAAGGGCGGAGCGAAGGGTGGCGTCGAAGGTGCTGCAGGCGTTATCGGCACCGCGGCTGGAATTGCATCACTGATTCCCGGCGGCCAACTCGTCGGCGGAGTACTCGCAGCAGTTGGCGGAGTCGTCGGCGTTATCGGGAGCTTGCTCGGAGACCCCAAGCAACAGTACCTCCACACCATGGAAAAGGAAGCGCAGCAGAACCAATACCAGGCCCCGACCTCGATCTCAAAATCGATGGGCCTGAACGGCAACTACTCCGACACCGACGCCCAAGGCAACGCCCGAAGCTCGAACCTGTCAGCCATGCCGCAAATCGCGGAGAGCTACTACGACTGGGAGAAACACGCCGAAGTTCCTGGCTCGGTTATCTCGCCCTTTGGTGGACCGAACACCAACCCAGCCAATAGCCAGACAGCAGGCGCAGCGGGATCTCCTTCGCAGGCTGGCGGTAGCCAGGGACCGTCGTACCAGATCAACATCAACGCGCTCGACAGTAAATCGATCATGGACAATGCCTCCATCCTCACGGATGCAATGCACAAGGCCATCACCGCAGGACACCCGGTTACCGACGAGCTGCGCGCGCAACTCAATCCTGGGTACGCAGGTTAATCATGCCAGGCACTCTACCCACAGTCCGCGGCGGCGCTCCGGCGCTCTACCCACTAAATCGCTCCCTCAACCTGGACGTCGCCATAGTCAAATTCATGTCCGGCGCCGAACAGCGGTGGAAGCGACATGCTCCGTTGAACTCCTTCAACCTCCACTATGCCCGGCTCAACTCGACTGATGCAAGCGCGCTAAATACGTTCCTCTCGACCACGGCACAGGGTATGTTCAACAGCACGTGGTCGATGACTCTGGACGGCGTGACGTACTCGAACCTCGGGCTCGACTCGGACACGTGGACCATCAGAAACGACCGCCGATATTCGCTCGATCTGAAGTGCTCGCAGACGCAGAACGCACCGACGATTCCGGCGCTCACCGGCAGTTATCCACTGATGACAAGCGGGGCGGTGTGCTGCTACCCGCACGAAAATAGCCCCCAGGAAAAGACGCTGTGCGGCAAGAATCCCAATGGACCGCGCTACGCGTCGGGGTACTACGGCTTCGGGCTAACCGATGGAGCTGGCAACCCGTATCCTGGTGGACCTCTGAACGGCCTGACGCTGAGCTACGTCAGCGTTTCGGATGCTGATCTCGCGACGTACATCAACTGGTTCCTCGCAGCAGGCGGCGCCTGGTCAACGTTCGCATTTGCGGATCCCGCCGGACCGGACGTTATTTCGAAGTGCAGATTCGATCAGGCGTCGCTCGATATCACGTACGAACAGAAGAACGCTTCAAGCTTCACTGTGAAGCTGGCGCAGGTTCCGTAAGCTCCTCGCTCTGTATTTGGGTGGCGAAATAACGATAAGGCCCAAGAATTTCGCCTGACATTGAAGTCCACACCACTTGATCGATCCTGCAAGTCTTCATCTCCAGATGGATCAGGTCCCCGCAAAAGAGGCGACGGGAGCTTGAGAATTCGAATGTTATCCGGGGTTGAACTCTTCCTCTTTGGGCGTACGGAATTCCCGCAAAGCTAATGGTTTCGCAGAGCACCGCGGTATTCGGTTTAACCTTCCCGTGCAGCCCAAGTGCCGCGCCGATCGCGGTAATGAAGGCGCGGCGGTTCAGCATTTAAGCTCCTGCAGGATTACTACCTTTTTAACTAGCTCCCAGGCCACAGTGGGATTGCTGTCTTTGATGGAAAGCGCGGCTTTCAGGGTAGCGTTGCATATTTCCTCCACTTGGCGTTTGGACAGCATGACCACGTCACCAGGGTTTGCCGGATCGCGCTTGCTCTTCATAACTCAATCATAGGGAGCGCCACGTTCGCCGGTTCTATGAGGTGGGTTCTGCCGCCCACAAGGGGACAAGCCCGACGCCGGCGCGCCCCAGGAAGTACTCCTCCCGGCAGTAGTCCGCGAAACGCGTCCGCTTCGCCCATACAGCGTATTCCAGTTTCCGCCACTCGAGCGGCGCTCCACCTCCACCTTACCCCGTGTCACTTACTACCATCGCCCTCGCAAAAGAGGCAGAGCAGAGCTTTCAGCCGATGCTGCTGTTCACGTTCCAGTTCTACGATGGGACCTTTTTGCGTCTATCGACTCACCCGCTGAACGTGGCAGAGGGCGGCGCGCAATATGGTGGCCACGATTACTTCGCGCGCATCGCCATGCAAACCCTTGGCGCAGTGCAGGAGCGCAGCGAGCAGGGCATCGAAAAGCTTCCCTCTATCAGCGTCAAAATTCTGGACGATGATTTCTTCGTCTGGTCGAACTACGAATCGACGCTCGGCTTCAGAGACGCGACCTGCACGGTCCAACTGATCTTCGGCGAAACGAACGGCTACACCTTCTCGAGTGATTCCTACAGCGTCTTCATCGGCATCTGTGACGCACCGGTATCAATTGATCCCGATGGCACAATAACGATTTCCGCAGCCAGTTCGAACAACCTGCAAAAGAAATACCTCCCCGTCCTGCAGGCGCAGGCGCGTTGCCCCTACACGTTTCCCGCAACCGCGGCACAGCGTCTCGCGGCCGGCACGGATCGCTACTCGCTCTTCTTCTCGTGCGGCTACAATCCCGACCAGGCTGGCACGGATCCGGATACCGGCGGCAGCGCGCTGCGCGGCAACGGGCTGTTCACGACGTGCAATCTCACCAAGGGCGATTGCGTGGCTCGGGGCATGTACACCAAGGACTCCACGAACCGCATCACCGGGCGATATGGCGGTATCCAGTGGGTACCGGATAGCCAGATCAAGAATTACATCAACTACGGCACCGGCAACAAGGTCCCTTCATTTCGTCTTGCGAACGGTTCGATCATGGGCAAGCCGATCCCACTGGGCTACGGCACTGCGTGGGGCGCACCGCTCATCGCGAACACCATCGGCGACGGCAACCTCACCCGGTTCGAACTGATCGTCTGCGGCGGCAATATCGGCCCCTACAACGGCAACGGACCGATCCTGCAGGTGGTCATGAACGGCGTGACCGTCCCGCACAACACGGGATCAAGCGACCCAACAAACAACGGCCTCCGCTGGGACCTGGTGACGCAGGGCCTCCGGAGCGGCGCGCCGACAGCGGACGCAGGCTACAACTCGCAGGGCGACCCCTACGGCGGCATTGCCATGGCTTACGCTGTCCTGTTTGTGGAGCTGGCGGCTTCGAACGCAGTCCCCAGCGTGAACGTCCTCGCCCAGCGTTTGTGGGTGAAGCAGCCAAATACGACGAACCCGGCGGACGTCAATTCGTGGCCGTACAGCTATTCGGATAACCCGGCATTTTGCGTGGCGGATCTCCTGCTGCGCGCTGGACTCAGGTGGGCAGATTTGAACATCCAAAGCTTCATTACCGCGGCGGCGATCTGCGCCACGGCCGTTTCCTATATCGACAACAACGGCAACACGAACAGTCACGCGCGCTACATCATCGGCACCTATATTGGCGACGCGAAATTAGGCAGCGAGCTTCTGAACTCGATGCTGCGCGGCTTCAATGCGCAGGTCTATCGAGACAAGGTGACCGGCCTGGTCGGCATTATGATCCGCCAGAGTATTGCGGACCAGCAGCCGGCGCCCATCGACGGCAGCAATTACAACACCGGGATTACGGCCATCATCGCCGCGGGTGGCACGGGAACGGGGTATCCAGCGTACGCCTTCGACGAATCGAACACGGTCTCAATCCGCACGGTTATGTCGCCCAACGCGGCCTCTGGGAACAAGATCATCATCCCGATTTTAGATGCTGATAACGGCTTCGTGCAGGACTGGAGTTCCGTCACCGACGTCGACGACGCGGCGCGCGGGCAGTGGGCCAACTCGGGCTCCATCGTCAATTCGAACTTTGTGGCGACTGGCATCACCTCGTTCGATCAGGCGTTTCGCGTTTCGCGCACCTATCTTGCCGAGCAGCTCCGCGGCAACGAGCAGCAGGACACCCGAGGCACACGGCGCTTCGAGATCAAGACGACATTCCGGATCTCGCATTTACGAGTCGGCCAGATCGTGCTTTGCCGCTTCTCGCAGCCACCGAATAGCTACACCTCGGTCGATACGCATCTCGCCGGCTTAGGATTCCTCGGCCGCGTCATCAAGATCGAAGGCACCACCAATTTCGAGCAGATGACCACCACGGTCGAGTGGACGGAATCTTCATGGTATGCGGACGCCTTCGGGCAATCTGTCCCACCTCAGTACTCGGACCCGCGCAAAAACCCGCCCAACCGGCCTTCACTCCCCTGGCATAACGTCGACCTCGCCCGGCCCTTCACCGACGCGCTATTTCCGGGCACTCCGACGTTCAGCATCGTCACCGAATATACGACCAACACGGACGGGTCCGCGCAAGTTGTAGCGGATATCGGCGGCGCGGCAGTCGTCAATGTGACGTCGAATCTCGTTCATCCTCCCCAGGTTGGCCGGCAGGCAGTCGTGGCGTCGAGTGGGGGCAACATCCCCTCGGGGACCTATCACTTCACGGTCACGGCAGTCGATTCGAACGGCGACGAATCAGGCGTCTCTTCAGACTGCAAGGCTTATATTGCGCCTGGCACCACAACCGCCGTGGTCTCCATTCCGATTCCCTCGTATGACGCAGCCACAGTTTCATTTAACGTCTACGGCGGCCTGCAGGACCCCACGCAAACATGGCAGGCTAACGCGCTGGTCGGGGCACTCGTCGGCGGCGCTATCAATCTGACGGCATTGTTCTCGCCCACAATCGGCGGCCCTCCGGATATCAACTTCGACCACTTCCATTTCTACGGTAGGAAGATCTTCAAGGCTGGCATCTGGGAAGGCGCGCTGGTTACCGCAACCGTCATCGTTCCCGGCGGTCCCTATGTGCGGCTCGGAATCCCGGCGTTCACCGACAACTTTGCAGGTAGGGTCGTTTCGAAACTGGGAGCCATTCCGGGTGGAGTCGCCACCGGCCCATTCGACGCTTCGAGCTTCGGTATCACGTCCTCAGCAACGCCGAACCTCCACATGAATCAGTCGGCGCTAAGCATCTCAACAAACGGGATCGCCTTCTCTGTCGGCGACTTCGTGACGATCCGGGCTCAGGCCAATATCTTCAGCGCGAACACAATCGGCGATGCGTTGTATGTGAACTCGCTGAACCCATCAGGGCTCGCTGTGGATGCATTCGGTGGCGACAACGTGCTGATTATCGCGGGCGCAGGCGCAGGGCAAGAGCGGACGATTCTCTCGAACACCAACACCACCCTAACGATCAACGGGGTATGGGGCACAATCCCCGATGCCACCAGCGTCTTCATCATCATCGACTCGCACTATCCGTACGACGTGACGGGTAAGAAGCTCAACACCGCAACCAGCGGAATTATCCCCGGTAACTCAATCGGCAGTTTGCCTTTAGACAACCAGGGCGGGCAGTCGTTCTTGATCGAAGTGCAGACGGAAGACGTGAATAATGCGTCGTTCCCTGATCTTTACGCGCCATTCCGTGAGCTGTATGTTTTCGGGCAGGCGGGGCCAAACACTGCCGGCGGCGGCTACTCAACGGTCCCGCTGGACGGCTCGAACAACTTCAATATCGATTTAGCCAACGGGCTAAACTTCCGGATCGTCCTCGACACCACGACGGCGACCGGAGTCCCTGCAGCCACCATCGCGACAATCGTAGCCCCAATATTCACCGGAGGCACGATCTCTGCCGGCATGAGCTTCACTCTCTACATCGACCAGGATGCAACGGGCGGCTGGCCTGTCCCCAACTTCGCGGCCGGCGCGGGCGGCTTCGCCTCTGACGTTCCGCTGCAGGGTATTGCGGGAGATCTCAGTACCCGGACCACTTATATCCTCACCTGGCACGGCACCGTGTGGGGCCTCGATTCATTCCGTACCGGAGGAGCACTTTCCTAATGCACAAACTTCTGCTTTTCCTTTGCGTGGCTTCAGCTTGCCTCGCACAGCAAGACACCAATAAACTCAAGGTGATTCCCGCGGCCAACGGGTCGGCCGTGGGCGAAGTCCAATTCCAGAACAAGGCCAACACTCACCACGTGGGCCTCGCCTCTCCGGACGTCACGACGGCAGACCATACCTTTCGCTTACCCGCAGCGGATACAAGCGGCGGCGGCTTCGTCGTAACGGACGGCGCCTATAACCTCAACGTAACGCCTGTCACCGGCATCGCCATGCCTACCGTCCTGCTCACTGCAGGATGCGACCCCACCGGCGCCACTGACTCGACCTCGTGCCTCAATACGGCGTTCGCCGCGGCGGCCGGCGCTGCGATTCGCGTGCCATCCACGGGCGCAACGGGGTTCTATAGCGTCTCGGGCACGGTAACGATTCCGGCAAACGTATACGTCCTCTGCGATGCAGGGACGACGCTATTCAAGCGCACGGGCTCCATTACTTCAGGCTTCGGTTGGTTCGATATCCCGGATGGGACAGGCGTCGCAATCGACGGCTGCTCTTTCGACGGCCAGACCACGACACCTGCTGGTATGGATCGAGCGAACCTCATCGGCGGCATCCCCACATACACGTCGACGTCCTCGATCTTCACGGACAATTCCAGCATCTGGGTTCATGGCGGATCGCTCACTTTCAAGAACTCGACTGTCCAGCACAGCGCGGGTTATCCGCTGATCCTCGATGCGCGCACAGTCAGCATCGATAACGTTTTTCTGTCGAACCTCACCTTTCAATACAACCGCTCCTTCCTATTCGGCAGCCCGGGCGACGAAACTTATGGATCGTGGCAGGGCGGCGTCTTTATCGTTTCGGCGAGCACGTTTGGCGTCCATAGTCTCAAGCTGATCGATAGCACGTTCAAGCAAAACACCGGGCACGCCTTCTTTATGGACGCGAGGAACGGCAATAGCCTGCTCAATTCCAACATCAAAATCAGCGGCAATATTTTCAAGACGATTGGCCTGGACTTCATCGAACTCTCCGGCGTTACCGGATTCCAAGTTGCCAACAATACCGGTGATCACGTCGGGTTCGTTTCGACCTCGGATAGCGACTTGGTCGGAACTGCGAAGTGGTACAACAATGCCTCGGGCAACGTTCCGGCTGTTGCGTTCGATCACGCCAGTTTGGTAGTGCGAGGGACCATCGCCAACAATACCGTCAAGTTTGTGAATGGCGGCTGCATCGACGGCGACGGACTGGGCGGCGCAAAGATTGCAGGCAATGACTGCACAAATCCGCTGATCGGCGACGTCGATTATGACGGAACGGTGGCTGGCCAGATGGGACCCGCGGTTTATAGTCCAAGCGGAATCACGAGTGCCGGGCAGAATTGGAACTACGGCTACAACGCGGGCAACAGCAACGGAAACACGCAGGCCGAAAACAATCTCAGCATCACAGATAACTCGTTCTATGGCCTCGGCTGTAGCATCAAAATGTATGGCGCCCGCAATTCTCTGGTCTCGGGAAACACCCTCACGATCCCCGGCAATAGCAACGGAACTTCCGATCATAATTTCTGCGCGCCGATCACGCTAGGGACGATAGGCACCGGAAGCAACCAGCAGGCCAACGCCGTCACAGTCACCAAAAACAAGATCACGTATTCAGGCAGCGGCGGAATAAACGCAGCGATCGAGGACGCGCAATACGGCGCATTCGTCACCGCGGACGTCAACCGGGTTTTCGACAACGACCTGACCGGGCCCCTGGCGCAGTTCTCAAAGGACATCAATAGCAGTTCGGTCGAGTACGGCGGAAACTCCACCACGACCTCGGGCGTGACCTCCGCCGGCTACAACCTGGGAATTTCGCAGCACGGCAGCACGGCGGTGGCGACATTTCGCAATCAGATCGAGTTGGGAACCGGCATCGTTTTGTCGCGTTTTTACTCTGGCGCAACCCCCACCACGACGAGCAACCTGATCCTGAGCCTCTCCTCGAATGGGCGCACGTATTTGGGCAACGGCACGACGACTGGCGGCCTCTACTGGGGCGCAACGCCGCTGATCGATGAAACGCAGGACTCTTGGTTCCATTCGCTGAACATCACCGGTAATCTTGCGATTGACAACGTACGTAACTCCTATCTGAACAGCATCACCGACACGGGTACCAGCACGTTGACCTTGGATTCGGCCCGCAATAGCCGGGTGAATTCCTTATCCATCGGCACCGGGGCCGTAGCAAACTCAACAGCCGGGCTAGCAGTGGACAACCTGCGAAACACGTTCTTCAATACGGTTTTCATCGGCGTCAACGGCTCCAGCCCGCTTAAGGCCATCGATGCATCCAATAACCACACCGGCATCGGCTTCTGGGGAGGTTCCAGCGTCACCGGCGCAAATCAGTTCGTAGCGACCACCACGAGCGGGACTGGCTGCACAACGCTGCTGCCCTGCATCAACATGGGCAACGTCAGCAACTTCGTACAAAGCAACGCAGCGAGCACGGTTAGCTTCGCCGCACCAATGGGGATCGGCGGCACAGTCAATGCCACAGGGCTCGGCGCACTCAGCGGATCGGGTTCTCTTCTGTGCTTGGACGGTAGCGGCTTCATTCGGTCTTCGCTGTGCCCCGCAGCGACGGCTCCCCTACTACTCGGGTCGACATCCTTTACCGGCAGCATCCCCCTGGAGGCCAACAGCGCGGGCGCGTTCGATGACGTTCACGACTACTCTCCCGTCATTGGCCTATTGGGCGCAGGCGCCACCAGCCAGACGGCGGTCTTAGAATACTTCCACCCCTACGCCTACGAAACATTGCGGCGCGAGTCGGGTATCGTCGGCGGCGCGGTTTCATCTTCCTCGGATGCTAACTGGGAGAGCAACGGTGTCACTGGCATGTGCGTCAGTAACGCAGCCTTTACCTTCGGCTTCGGCGGCGGCCACCACGTGGGATGCAACGGGGGCGCGTTCTACGGCCTCGTGAATGCAACCAACGCGCAGGCCTGGGGCGTTAATATTTTTGTCTCGGACGTTGATCGGTCCTTGGCTACGAGCGTGTTTGACTATTCGCACAACCATGCAGGCTCGGTTGTCGGCGCGGAATTCGATCAGCAGGTGGGCAACACCGGATCTAGTGTGTCTAGCCTCAATATGGGCGTCGCGTACCTGGGTATCACCCATACCAATCTCACCACCCAGGCCGTGAACATCAACCTCACTGGTAGTGCGGCGAACTATTGGGATTACGGGTACATCACCAATGATGGTGCTGCTATCGTCGGTTTGCATATCGGCCATGGAAACGTGGGCTACTCGGGCTCGGCCTGCACCACGGTACTGGGGTCTTGCACGGGCGCGGCCTATGCCACAAACTCACAGTTCATTGATATTGTTTCTGGGCCGATCGTCAGCGGACTCCCTTCTACGCCGATGATCACCCGCATGTGGAACGATGTGAACGGGCAGTTCAACATCATCACGAATCAGTGCCCCAACCCACCATCGTGCAGCTCTGGCAACGCCAAGTTCATAAGGTTCACGCCGATTGGAAATATTCTGATCGACGGCACCGCGTCACAGGCCAGCATCACAGCGACCGCAGGATGGGTTCAATCGGGTGACGGATTTCATTCGGCCAGTTCATCAGGAACCGCTCTAAACCTGCCTAGCGGCGGCTTTACGACTTTAACCGGAGCAATCACATCAACCAATTCCTTTAATGCGCTGGACGTGACAGGCGGAGGTATTGCTTCACTGTATAGCACTGTAAGCGGTACCCTTCAGAATTCGCTCAACGTGCCAAACGGCGGCGGCGCCTTCGGTGGGGTCGTATTTGCCGGTAACCAAAACACTGACATCGACGCAGGAAACAAACTTGAATTGCTAGGGCAAACCGGTGTCATTGGCGGAAACGTCTATTTCGTCGTCAAGAATGACTTTGGCAACAAAGCCTACATGGGGATGACAGGCGGCAGCGGCGGCGGTGCTTTCTTTGGATCGTTTAACGCCATATCGCTCGGCATCCGCACCAGTAATACTGACCGCATCCAGATCGACGCATCCGGCAACATCAACTTCACCTCGGCGTCGTTCTCGACGTTCCAGCAGGCCGTGACTTTCAATTCTGGAATCATCATGGGGTCTTCGGGTATCTCTGCTGGTGGCCACGCTGGATTCACCGGCACCCTTGGCGTGCGAAACTTCGCCAATACTGGCACCTGCACGATGGACTTCGCGGCTGGAATCTTCTACGGATCGTCCGGCTGCTAGGTCGTTAAAAAAAACGCAACCAAAGAAAACATTTATGAAAGCTATAATTTTTGCAATTGTTTCAGTGGGCCTCTGCCTCGCAGCCGAAGCTCCCAAACCAGCGCCACCTCAACAGGACGGCATGACGGAACTAGAAGCCTCGAAGGTCGAAACCCTGCAAGCAAGGCGCGATCTCCTCACCACACAGGCGAACCTTCTGGGCACCCAGATTATCGAGTATGAGAAGGCAGTCAAGGCGGCCCACCCCACCCTGAAGATCCACCTGGACCCCCAGACTCTGCGCTGGGTGGTCGATCCGGAACCAAAGCCGGAAGAAGCGAAGCCGGCGGCACCCGCCAAAAGGTAACTCCCTCCAATGAAACACGCCCTCGCCCTCTTGCTGTTCGCTTTCGTCGCCTCGGCCCAGACAGTCACGCCTGCACCGAGCCCTGAACCCTATCCCAGCTACTTCGTCGCAACAGGCGGGGGATACACGCGCAACAATGGCACTCCTAACGTGGCGGAGGGCTGGGTGTCCGCGGCGGTTGGCCTGGGCGGCGGAAACTACTCGATCACCACCATCGACATGCTGTCCAACGTGTCCACGATCCGGACCGGGTTCATGAAGCTATTCTCGAGATCCGGGAATTTCTCCCTTGGCGGCCGGGTCGATGCTGGAGTAGCGGCTGCCACCCCTACTATCGGCTCCTTCTCGGGCGGCGCCATTATGCTTTACGACCTCAAGGGCTTGAAACCAAAGTTGGCCGGCATCTATCTGGTGGGTGAACTTCGCATCACTGCGGCGACGCAGGCAACCCCCGCTGTGCCGAATCAGATAACGCCGGGATTATTTTTCGGTTTCGGCAAGAGTTTCTGACGATACCTGACGATTCTGATCAAAAAGGGCCACCCCAATACTTGCAGATGGCCCTTCGCTCTATGGTGGGATGCCGACCGCCTGGCTTCGTTCACGGGACCCGTTGAGTTCCTTAGAGCCTCCCGCCTTGACGTTATCGCGGCTTCGATTCCCTATCCAGGCACTCACAACCGGATAGGTACTGACTATGCCCGTCGGATTCCCCGATTCCTTTACTGCGCCTGCGCACCGACACCCCCGTCTGTGGGGTTGGGATTACGATTGCAACTTTTATAATGACCTACTCCAAGGCCTCCGCGCTACTCCTGCTCGATCTCATCGCCGTTCGGTTTCGGCAAAAGCTTCTGACAATGACTACCCACTTGGAGTTCTCGAAATGGAATCGGCCCATCATCTACGTGGCCGAATGGAGCGATGCCAATGGAGCCTCCGGGTCGTGTGTGTTCCAAGCGGGCACTGATGCCATCAAGTGGGCCATCATGCAGGCGATTCTAATGGGTCAGCCGGACTGGGAGCGCTTTCCCGATCCCGATCACGGGTCTTACCCTTATGCCGACATGGATGGGTCGCGGGAGGACTTGTCTCCCTTGTTCCGCGTCACTTGGCAGGGCGGCTTCGCCACGGTGGAGCGTCGCGAGGCGGAACGCGAATTTATGCAGGCCGCTGGATCACTAATGGATCGAACTCTTGAAGTCTATAAGCAGATCGTAGCGAACCGCAGCGTGTAGTCCGAATTTTAACCGTCAGAGAGTAAACAATCATGACAATCAAACAAACTGTAGATTTAATAAAAACCGGTTACATTGACCCATCACAGGTCCGTGAAGCCGAACCTGTCCTCGTGGCCATCAATCAACGGGTTGCCAACGCTCTTGAAAAGGCGACGCCGTCAGATGGCCCCCTGCAGGTCAAAACCAGGCAACAGATCGAGGAAAGACTACAGCATCTCGCTGAACTGAGAAGGAGCGCCTCCCCTCAATCTCTGGATTTGATTAACGGAGGCGTTACCGAACTCCTTTGGGCGGCCGGAGAGTCTTTGGGCATCCAACTCTGACGATTCCTGACGAACACTAAAACCACGTCGCACATGATCTACTCGAAGTCCTCCGCGCTACTCCTGCTCGACCTCATCGCCGCGGCCTACGAACTCGCGCTGGGGCTACCCTTCACACTCCCTGACGGCTTCTCTCCTGCCGTCCCAATCCGAATTGCAGGCGTTATCCCGGAGCTGCTGGAGCACGACGCCATGCCGATATGGGGATTCAGCACCTGGAAGGATACCCAGCAGTACATCGTGTTTCGTGGCACCCGTGACTTTCCGGAATGGGTCGCAGATTTCCTCCCGCTACCGCTTCGACCGCACGCCCACTACGGCTTCCACTCGATCTATGAGGCAATACGGGGCAGCGTGACAGTCTCCCCGGATGCCATCATCACCGGGCATTCTTTGGGCGCCGCGATCGCAAGCCTCTGCTATGCGGACGGCGGCGGGCAGCTCATGACGTTCGGCGGGCCGCGGGTGGGGGATTCGCTTTTTGCGAAGACGCTCAAGGGAACAATCCGCGTCTGCAACCAATTCGACATCGTGCCAGACGTTCCGCTCCCCCCGCTCTTTCGGCACGGCGGGACAGAAGTCCAGGTTTACGGGCCTGGCTCGAGGTGGGACGCTCTGCTCTCGCACCACGTGACGAGCTACCGGGCTGGGGTATTGGCCCAAAAGGAATAAATGCTCACCCTCTTGGATAAGAATTTCGCCACGCTCTCCATGCTCCTGGCCTTGATCTTCGTCACCGCAACCGTGGGTGTGCTCGTCTGGTCTGGCAAGGCGTCGGAAAGTGGCGTCATCACCACTGCTCTCTGCTCAGCAGTTACGGGACTCGCTGGCGGAATCGGCGGGTACAGCATGCACAAAACTGCCGACTCCTCAGTGCAGACGCCGGGTGTGCAGATCACGAAGACGGAAACAGGGGCTTGATGAACGTGCATTTCAGTTCCGCGACCGATATGTGGGCGACTCCCCAGGAGTTTTTCGACGGGTTGCGGCAGGAGTTTGTCTTCAGGTTGGATGTTTGCGCCACTGGCGAAAACGCCAAATGCCTTCGATACTTTACCGAGGCGCAGGATGGCCTATCGCAGCCGTGGCGCGGCGTCTGTTGGATGAACCCTCCCTACGGACGAACCATCGGCCTATGGATGCGAAAGGCGCACGAGTCGGCATTGCAAGGTGCCACTGTCGTCTGCCTCGTTCCCGCTCGGACAGATACGGCTTGGTGGCACGACTATGCAATCAAGGGCGAGGTTCGATTCCTGCGTGGTCGTCTGAAGTTCGGCGGCCATAAGAACTCCGCTCCATTCCCAAGCGCACTGGTTATTTTCCGGCCCTCAGTAAGCGCCATAAAGAAAGCCGCATGATTCAGATCCTTCGCGGCATCCTGTACGCGTCTGCCTCTGTATTCCTCGCGGTGGGCGCATGGCTCGTGGTCGAGACGATCTTTCACGCACGGGCCATCACCGCGGCAACGGTGGCAAACGAAAACGCGATCGCACAGATGGCCGCGGCGGTACCGGGAATCGTGGACAGCCGACTGGCTGCAATTCAGACGCAAACTTTGGGCCTCGTGGACCAACACATGACGCGGATCGAAGCCACGGTCAACGGCGCCGTACGGGTCGCAGACAAGCGACTGGCAGGAATTCAGGCGGTAGCAGCCCAGCAGCTCGGGGATGCAAACCAGTCGATCGAGTCGATCGCCACAATTTCCCGTGCCGCATCCTCCGCGCTGCCAGTTTTAACAGGATCAGTATCTCAGGCGCTTGGTGGGATCGCAGCGGACGTTCACCAGGTCACGACGCCGGCAGCTTCTTTGGCTGCTCAGCTCAACGATGCTGCGCCGCTGTATCTCGACTGCGATTCAGGAAATTGCCTGTTCAACCATATCCAGGGGATCTCGCGGTCGATCGACCTGATGACGAAGGAGATTGCGAAGGCAGCTCCACAGATGGCAGACAGTGCAGTGAAAATCGAGGGAAGCGCGGCCAGCATATCAAAGAGCGTAGACCGCGAGGTGACCGAGTTAACGAAACCGAAGCGCTGGTGGAACCACGTGGAGGACTTCGCCAAGGTCGGCATCATGGGCGCGGCGCGGCTGTTTTAGGGCAACGGAAAAGGAAAACAATCCATGTGGCAATATCAGCAATCCACCGGACGCATGTCCCACGACGGGCAGCTCGTCGGCACCGGCTACGCGGGCGGCAACATTCCGCCGCACTTCGACGCCTCGGCCAAGAACAACCCGGATCGCCAGTTTGAGTCCTGCGTCGGACCGCTCCCTCGAGGCTTCTATACGATCGGCCCGGCGCACACGGAACCTCGCCTCGGACCGGTCGCCATGCGGCTCACACCGGACCCCAAGAACGTGATGCACGGGCGCGACGGCTTCTTTATTCATCCGGACTCGATCGCTCACCCAGGCAAGGCCTCAGAGGGCTGTATCGTCGCGGATAACCCGACGCGCAGCGCGATCGCCGCGAGTTCCGATCGATCTTTGGAGGTAATAGCGTGAACGATCCGAAGATCACAGCCCGCTACCGAGTGAACGAACCGGTTCACGGTCCGGAGGGCGATGAGTGGTACAACGTGTACGAGCCTGGTTCGGAGATCTCGCCCAACTTCAAGATTGCTTCGTTCTTCGAACGCATGCCTGGCGCCCGCGCTGAGGCTTATTCGCTCTGCGAGCGGTTGAACCTGGGACCGAAGGCCGATACGTGGCCTCCTGCTGGAGTGGACATCCGGCCTGAGCCTGGAGATAGCGACCAGGTCAAGGCGCTGAAACACGCGGTGTGGGTGGTTCTCGGACAGCGTGACGAAGCGCGCCATCACATTCTGTTTCCTGCAGTCACGACGTAGGTAATTTATCAACCGGCGCGCCTGGCTCTTTGGCAGGTCGCGCCGATTGTCCCCCGCGCTCGCGAGTGATCACGCCTGTAAGGGCGAGACTGTAAACTTCATCTCCGAAACTGATGGAGATTCCTGGAAGCTCGATCGGCTCACCGACCGGCTCGGCCTTCTTTTTGGGCTCTGGGAATTTCAGCAACTTGGCAGACATAGTTTTCCTTTCGGGATAATTGGCACATGGAACACGTCGACGACGAATTCAGCAAGTCAGTGGATATGAGCCTGACGCTCTGCCACGAAATACTGCGTTTGCTGGCGGCGTCCGGAGCAAGCAATGCGGTCATCCATTCCGCGATGAACGCCGCACTTGCTCATTTGGACGTGGTCTGTAAGTTCGCGACGCTACGTGAGGATCTGTGAGCGCGTGCCACTGGGCTTCGATGGCGGCGCGCCGATACTGATATCTTTCGCGACTTTGAGAAACCTCACGGCATCCTCGCCCGTGAGATCGATTTCTTCCCCGCCTAACTTATCGGTGAGGAGGTGGACTTTCACTGAGCCCCCTTCCTGCACTGTGAACCCGGCTATCAAGTCGACGTTGATCGCCAGATTTTCTTTTACGTAAACGAAACATGTTTCCTTCATGCGGTCAATTGTGCGGGAAGTCGAGAGGGTTTACAATTAGCCGGATGTACTAAATTGGGAATCTATCTGCCGCGGGCTGAAGTTTTCTCTTTCTTCTTGCCTGCATTTGGCAGCTTTTGCGCGCGCCGCGGCGAACCGGTCACGTACTCTACCTCTATCCTCGATCGACCATACCCTATTTTTATGTCCCTTCTTTGAAATCGCACTGCGCTGCTCGGGTGTCAAAGACGCAGCAAATTTTGCCTGATTCGCCCTACGCTTCTCCAGCGTGATAGCGTCACGGATCTTTTTGGCTGCTTCCTTTTCCTCTTCACTCGGCCTCACGATATTTCGTCTTTTTCCCGCCATGGCTTCACGTGCATTTTCGGTACAGGCTCTTCTCTCTTCCGGCGTTCTGTTTGCATTAATTTTTATCGCTATGGCGGTGCGCTCTTCGGATGTTCTTGGACCTCTAGACTTAGGTGGGTTTAGTGTAGTCGTTAGTTCAAGCGTTTGGATGAACGCTCGCAATTCTTCCGTGTTCGTGAACCACTCGCCGTCACCACGTACTGCGGCGAACTTCAAGTGAAGCGATTCCTCTGTGGCTCTAGTGCCGGGCATATATCCGATCAGCCGCGCGCCAGGGCAATTACACTTGATGGTATTCAATCGCGCATACATGTACGTACTGAAGCCGATTTTTACGAAGGCCCGGTCGTGCGTCTCGATGAAGTAGACGCAGCCCGCTTCTTGCCTGCGGATCTCGCGCCGACCCACTGCGATGGGGTGTCCCACTTCGCTTGGTGACAACTCGGGCACTGCTTGGGCCGCCCCGACACCCTCGGCGTCCAAGTATTCCCGCATCTCAGGCACTTGCAAAATCTCTCCATCATCAACATCATATACTTTTTCTCGTTCATCGCCTGCTTTTCCTATTGACTCCATGCTCATCATCATATACTATTGATTCATGGGGCGCAATTAGGCAAACGTACTAAACGCCCTTACTAAGAAGCAGCCGAAACCTCAATAAAAGGCCACCCAATGATGACTTACACATCCGACTACGACGAGAGCGATTACCAGATGGACGAAGCGGCGCGCGAAGTGGCCGAAGTCTCCTGGGAAGCCATGAATATGGAGGACGTCACAATAGAATCGACGCCCCGCGAGACCAAGGGCGAACTCATCCGCGCCCAATTCCCGGCCTGGATGCAGGACGACGCGGGGCCAATCGGGAGCACGGTAGAGAACACGCCGATGATCTCCTACCCCCGGACCTGGGAACCCATCGACGAGCATACGCCAGGCCCAGTGGTCGAGTTCTGCGACGTCAGCCCGATCGAGATTCCGCGAAAGAAGGTGGCCTAATCATGGCAAACCGAAAAGTTCACATCGCATCCGCTCCAATGGGAGATGAGCAAGCGTGCCTGCGCTGCCACACCAATCTCCACAGCCGGCGCTACCCGGAATCCTTCTGGAAGTCCGGCGTATCAATCGTTTCGGATGGACGGGGGAGCATGGGTGTGATCTCTCCCGTCGAGGCTCTCAACTTCCGCCTGTGCGGCCGGCAGTCGAAAATCTATCAGCGTCCCGCCTGCATCCAGGTGCACTACGACCCACCGCCGATTCCCACTTGCAATTTCGACTGGTGCGCGTATGAGGACGGCATGGAGGAGCGCGGCTTCTATGGATATGGACGTAGCCGTGAAGAGGCTGTGGCGGCGCTGTTCGAGATGTTTGAGGACGACGCCTCATGACCACCAGGACCCCAATTCGGCGCGTCAGGCGCGGTCCACCACGCCGCGGTACCGAGGTCGACGAGCCCTACAAGATGTGGATCCGGAAGCAGCCTTGTGTCGTGTGCGAGGCGATGAGGATCCTAAGCTACCGGTTTACATTTCTCACGATCGAGGCTGCTCATGTTGGGGAGCGAGGCCTCGGACAACGGTGTCCGGACAGGCAGTGTTTACCGCTCTGCATCGAACATCACACGGCGGGGCCGCACTCGCATCACGTGTTGGGGAAAAGGTTCTGGTCGCACTTCGGGCTCGATCGCTTTGAACTGATCGCCGATTTCAACCGGCGGTTTGATGCGGAAACGCAGCTATGATTGAGGTATGGACGCTCAACAGCCCGCTAAGCGCGATCCACGCCTGGACGCGATCGAACGACGGCTGGACGCGATCGAAGCGGAGCAGGCCAAGTGGAATCGCGCCGGCAATCTCGCCGCTACCGCAGTCTCAGCGCTTTACGAATCAAGGAAGCAAATTCGGGCGAAGCTACGTGGTTCGAAGGAACTGCTCGATGCCGTCACTGACGCGGCTCGTTCTCAGAATCGTCAAACCATTCGAATTCTGCAAACAGTTCCGGATTCTCCCGCTTCATCGTCTCCATAGTTTCCGCGACCGCTTTTTCGTTCCAGGCGGTGAAGTTTGGCCCGTCCATAATTTTGTTCTCAGCGAGATAGATCTTCAGGGAATTCAGCGACGCGTTCATTTCCAGGAACATCTTAGCCAGCTTGGACACGTTCCTTTCGAGCCCTGCAAGTCGCTCGTCGAACTCTTCGTTTCGATTCTCGGCCACGATTATTTTCGCTCCTTGGCCTTCCGCTCCGCCGCCGCCTGGCTATTCAATGCCGGCGTTTTTGAGTGCCGTGTTGATCTCGCGATCGCGCACAGTGAGCCGGTGGCAATCTTCGACCGCTGCTTTCAGGCGCGAAATCGCATTGCTCGCTTCGAGTTGCCCCAACATCCCAATGCCGGTTTGGAGGCTCGATTCATCGGGAGTACTCTGCGAGAGACGGTTACCCGTTTCCTGCAGGACTCTTCCCCTGTCCCGGATATCCTCTCTCAGCAGCGCAAGCTGGCGGCGAACATCTGCCCGCTCTTTCACCAGTCGACCGATTACCGCATCCTGATCTTGTTCGCTCATTTTCGCTCCTTCGCCTTCCGCTCCGCCGCCGCCTGGCTCCGTTTCTCAGCCGCGGCCGCCGACGCCTTCTTCGCGATCGCACTGCGCTGTTCGGGAGTCAGTTTCTCCATTCGCGCGGCAGCACTCAGCTTTCCGCCTTTCTTGCCGGCATTCCGGAAGAACGCAACTAGCTCGTCGGGAAGCTGTCCCTTAAATCGTCCTTTGCCCATTCTCAACCCATCTTAACCCCCGTTGAGAAATATGTTCACCAGGTGCAGATTTATCTTGCACCTTAACCCCCCTTCAGGTGATAATGAAGGGGTACTAGAGAGGCAGCAATGAAGCTTTCAAGAATAGACCCCGAAACCGGTTACGACGACTTCGATCAAAGAGACGAACCGGAGCCGGATGAAGAGCCCGACATCGAGCGGGTGACCAGGCGCGGCACTTACTTCGCGGTAACGCCGATGCCGATTATGAACGTAGTTCAAACCCAGAAGAAGACCGCATAGGAGAAAAAGACGATGGCGATATTGAATCTGAAGAAGCTAAAAAAACCGGTCGATGGCCAACTGATGCGCGCCGTGCGCTTTGAACCCGCGAAGCACCGCTGGCCCGGTGATGATGACCAGATCCTCTGCACGTTGGGCGGAGGCAACGTTGCCCAATTTACGGAGGACGGCTCGACTGAGGCAAAGGTTTATCTTCCTGCAGAGTGCGGGCAGATTTTCACCGACCAGGGTATCGGCCTGAACGAACTCTTCCGGATCCAATTCCGCAAGACGGCGGCAGGAGCTGAGTATTACGACGTCCGGAAGTTATCGGATGCTTCGGAGCCCGCGCTCGACCCCCGCCGCTACCCGGACGAAAACGGCCAGGTTACGCCCTTCGATGCGCTTCCCACTTCGATCGACTCGACACCGATCGAGCGGAAGCTTACAACCTCGATCAATCAGGTCAACCAGCGTAAAGCCGAGCGTGCGCTAGAGACGCCCGCCCGGCCGCAAAGCACTCAGCAGTCTTCAACACCACAGAGCACTCCAAACACCTCCAATGTTAGCGCGCCGATCGCTCATACCGTCATCAGCCGCATCATGGCATCGGCTCTCTGCGCATCGATCGACGCCACCCAGGAAGCTGAACGCTACGCCCACAGCAAAGGCATGGAACTCGAGTTCGACTCAGAAGATATCAGGGCCATTAGCAACACGATTTTCATTCAGCTCTCGAAAGATCCCGCCTTCGTGAGCGCCCAGAAAACTAACGGGGGTGCTCAACCATGGCGGCAATAGCCCTCGTACCGCAGACGCTCTTCGACCTTGAGGAGCGTCTCGAAGCTCTGACTAATTCGGTCGAGACGGTAACCCCCGACCAGGAGCAACAGTTCCTGGTCGAGTTCAAGGCCGCTCTATCCGGCGCCGTCGACAAACGCGATCGCGTCGCCGGCATGATCGCCAAACTCGAAAACCAGCAAGCCTTCGCGGCCGCGGAAATCAAGCGCCTGCAGGAATTCAAGAAGGCCAAGGAGGCAGACCAGGCCCGGCTTGAGAACTACGTCACGTATTGCATCGACGCCATGGGCAGGGACGCCAAAGGCAAATTCAAGAAGCTCGAAGGAAACACCACCACGATGTTCCTCCGCGCCTGCCCGGCATCGGTCGAGATTACCGACGAGGCAGCGGTACCGCTCAACTTCAAACGCACCACAGTCACCCTGCCGGCGCCGCTCATGGATACCCTGTTCCGCGCACTCGACCCCGAGCTGCTCGACACCGCGATCGCGGCCGCGGGCCCGGGTGGGTTTTCGGTCGACGTCGACAAACGGGCGCTGAAGGGCGCCCTCGAGGCGGGAACGGTTGCCGGCGCAAAACTGATCACGGACAAAACTTCACTGGGGAGGAAATAGCCCGTGATCATGCTCAACATCCAGATCCCCTGCCCTGCCTGCATCAAACAATCAGACTCCCAGCCGAACCACTGCCGCAAATGCGGAGGCCTCGGGTATCTCCGCTCCACCATCTCGAAATACCAGCTATCCCGCATGGGCGAGATACCCCAAGTATTGGGCGCCACCGTCACGGTAAAGTCGCGCGGCGCTTACGCCAACCATACGGCAGTCGTGTTTCTCGAGGATGAATCGGGATCGGGATGCGTGGCGCTCGATGCGTGTGTGCCTGTGAAGGAGAAGCCGTGAAACCGAAAAGACTCACGGATCGACAGTCCAGGATGTTCGCGCGTAAGGAGCGTGACAGCCAATGGGAGTTCATGGAGCGGGTTGCTCGGGAAGGGATCGTCTGGATATGCCCCTGGGATAAGTACAAACGCCATAAGGATGGGGATGGTGTTTACGTTTTCGGATTGATTGGAAGCAATGAGTTTTTCCACTGGCTGGACTCGCACAAGGATTGGTGGGTACGTGGCGATTGGTCTGAGGAGCGCTGTGCTCGCTCTATCCAGATAACGGAAGCCGGCCGGAACGCGCTGGCGAATCGCGAACAATATGACACGGAACTCATTCATGGCGGCATGGTCGAACCGGGCTACGTAGTGCGCCCATGGCCCCGAAAGAAGGAGAAGCGATGATCATGCTCAACATCCAACTCCCCTGCCCGGCCTGCATCAAACAATCAGACTCCCAGCCGAACCACTGCCGCAAGTGTGGAGGCCTCGGCTACCTCCGATCTACCATCTCAAACCACCAGCTATCCCGCATGGGCGAGATACCCCAGGTCCTCGGCGCCACCATCGTAGTCACCCAGAAAAAGGCGGTGCGCCGATGACTGCCTTCGTGATGGACCCCGCCGCGGTAGCACCCCGCATCGGTATCTCAGCACTGAGCGACGCAGAACTCGACGTTCTCCGGCTGATAGTGGCCGGCAAGACTACACGCCAGGCAGCCGACGCACGCACAGTCTCGATCCACACGGTCAGAGTCCAGATGTACTCTATCTACAAAAAGCTCGAAGTAAAGCACCGCGCGGAGTTGGTACTGTGGGCGCTTCACCACGGCTTTGGAGGCACTTCGTGATGGCTGACTATCACTATCTTCGCCGGCAGCGGATACCTGTCGTGCGCGCAGCCATCATCGCAATTCGGAGGGCGTGGTACTCACGGAAGGCTCGCAAGGCGAGGGAAGCCCGGCTGCTGAAGGGCGGTGGCAAATGATGCTCTGGGGCGGCGGTGATCCGAAGCCCGCCGGACCCGGGCTCATCGCGTTATGCTGCGCGCTCGCGTGGATTCTTTGGAGGCTGATGTAATGCGGCGCGGGCTCGTGATTTATTTTCGCGGGTTCGCGCTTTTTCGCTTGCAAACCGCGTACGTCGTAGCGTACAATTAAGACATGGAAAACAACACAGCAACCCTCAGCCATTCCGAGGTTGTCAGCGAGTCTGATTTCGCCGAAAAGATCGCCCATTACACAAGCGAGCCATACGATGTCTTCGGCGATCCCGGAGAAGATGGCGAGCAAGTCATAGTAGAGAAAACATGCGTGATCGACGTGGCCATTCGCGGCAATGACGCCATCGGCTATGTGTTGTATACCAGCGACGACGCGGACGGCCCCTCGGACGATCTGGGCGACACGGTTTATCCGACCCGCGAAGCCGCTATGGAAGCGCTCAAGGCGGCGATGAAAGAACGCAAAGGATGGTTCGATTAATGGCCGCGAAGCAGTATTCCGAAACCATCCACGATTACGCGGTCGTGGCGCTGTGCGACAACCCGGAGCATAATACCCAAATCTACACGGGGACTCGCGAAATGTGCGTACGTCGAGCGGAAGAACTGCGACGGCCCGGAAATACCGAGATAGTGGATTTGGCTGGTGCTGGAGCGGGTGTCTATGGCTGCGCAGTGCGACCCCGCAAGGGATACCGGGAGCTGTGGACATGACCCTGCTCACCACCACCCAAGCCGCCGACGAGCTCGGCATCTCCCTCCGCGGCGTGCAAAAGATGATCGAACGCGGCAAACTGCGGACCACGCGCATCGGACGGGATCACCTCGTCAGTCCGGCCGACGTCGATCGCGCCAAGTCTCGACCCAAGGCAGGGCGCCCGATAGCGCAGCTTCGCCCGATACCGTCTGAGCGTTAAGCTTGGGGGATGATCCGGATACTACTGCTCGCGATCGGGCTCGCGGGATGCGAGCGGGTTGAGTCGACGAATGGAATAATCCACCGTCCCAGTGCCGGCTGCCCAGCGGAGTGTATGGGATTCACCGTCGACTTCAACGGCACCATGAGTCCAGCCGATCCGATGGACGAAAGAGAGCACCGGACGTATCGGGTTTACGCCTGGGCAAATGGCACGACCAACAGCGATCGCGTCGATCCGTACTAGTCACCACCACCCAACCCGCAGGCGAACTGTAGCCCGGCGCCTGATGGTTTGGCACCTTTTCCCGCCAGATCCCGATTATGTAGTTTGGGACCAGATCAACAGAACTACGCTTTTCTCCCTCCAGAACCTACCCGTAAGTCGTTGATTCCACGTAAAAGCAGGCTGCTGAGATCAACAAAATCAGTATTCTGTGGAAGTCCCGGAAGGCTGATTCTAAATGAGTTATGAGACCCTCGACGAGGCCGATAAGGCCCTCTTCGAGCAGTTGATTGCCAGACGCAACGCCCGCGACGGCTGGCCGGACCCGGGCGGCGCCACCCCCCCTCCAACATCTCGGCGGCCGCGAAAAAAAAATCAATCGATCAAGTATCTGACCGAGGAAGAGCTCACCCGGCTATTCGCAGCCGTGCGCGGCGCCGGCAGCGTGCGCGATATTGCAATCTTCGAGGTCTCCTATCACCGTGGTCTCCGTGCCTCTGAAGTTGCGCTGGTCCAATTCGGACACTGGCGCGCGAACCAGCAGCGGCTCTACGTCACCCGGTTGAAGAACGGCATCAGCGGCGAATACCTGGTCACCGATCGCGAGGCAAAGGCACTGCGGGCCTACCTTCGCAAACGGGTGGCCCGGCCAGGTCCACTATTTATCTCCCGGCAAGGGACGGCGGGAATCGGCCGCTTCATGCTGGACAAATTGATGAAGAAGTACGGGCGCAAGGCTGATCTGCCGGTTGAGAAACAGCACTTCCACTGTCTGCGGCATTCGTGCGCAACCTCGCTGATGGAGCGCGACGTGCCCATTGAAGAGATCCAGGACCACGTGGGCCACCAGGACATCAGAAGTACATCCATCTACGCCAAGGTCACAAACAGCAAGCGCAGACGGAAAGACGAAAAGCTAAAAGGGGAATGGTAAACGAAATGGAACTTAACGGAATCTACTACGAGCTGTGGCAGAACGCCGAACAACAAAGCAAAGTCTACAAAGACCGAGCGATCGAGCTTTCTGCATGCCTCGAGGCAAACCGTGAGATTGTAGCCCGGGTTGTACCGGAACGCAATAAGCTCGACGCAGAGCTGCGGGCCTCCCTGCTCGATGCCGGCAACTTCAGAACCCAGCTCAAGGCTGTGATTGAGCAACGGGACTATCTCGAGAAACGCCTCGGACAAGCCAATGACGAGTGCCACATACGCGCCAAGAGTGAGGAAGGACTGCGCGTGGAACTCAACGAAGCACGGGCAATCGTCGCGAAATACGCCGGCGCGTCCGTCAATATCCACGTTCAGGCAATGGATGCGAAGAGTTTCTCCGCTGCGTTCACCCGCGACAACCTCAGCAAGGCCGATTGCGAGGCCCACGGCATGTACCCGGCAATGCCCAAGGTCTCCGGTATCAAATGGGCGCCACCGGCCCCCTCTGTTATCCACAGCGCACCCGGTCCGTACTTTAAGGACGGCTACAGCCCCGATAACGGCTACATCCCCGACAGCGCCGACAACAACGCCTCGGCAGCCCAGTCGCTGCCAAAGCAGAAGATTGGTCCAGGCTGGCACCTCGAAGCCGACTCTGACGGCTTCCGGCTGGTGAGGATGAAGTAGCCACAATGGCCACAACCCGGCAATGAAGCAGCAACGGAAAACGCGCTATCAGTTCGGCTCCCCCACCGGTGTAACCGGCGCAGCAAAGCGCATGAGAGCCCGCATCCGGATGTAGCCCCGCAAGTAGTAGTCGAACGTTTTCGGATCTTCGACGTCCTTACCTACTGCCACAATCACTCGTTTGATGAAGTCGATCTCCGCGCGGTCGAGGCGTTCGTCGTTGAGCGGATCCGGGGTTCCCATCGGTCAATTCTAATTGACTGCTCCCCGGGCGCGGTACACTTTCCCTTGTCGAATGTCCCTTACGGCGGCTTGGTTGGGGTAAATCTCGGGGGAGGTGCCCAAGCCAGGTCGCTCGCCCTTCGAACGCACGATAAGTGAACATAGCGTGCTGCGCGAAACACCCATTTTGCGCGAGTGCGCAATACCACCGGCTTGTACCCTACCTTTTTGCGCGCCCCTAAATCCCCCGCCAATCAGCCCTTTTCGAGATCGTCACCCTTTTTTAGAAATTGCAGCTTCAACACGGCTGATTGGCGCTCACAGACCATCGAGTGCACCAGTTTCTGCGCGACGAGCGCAAGGATGAGGCTTTGCTCTGCACACGAATCTAGGATCGAGGCTTCGCGGTGCACTGCCATAACGGCGCGGTCTACAGCGGCGTCGATCTCGTATTGCTGGGCGGCCAGGTCGGTTGGCATTAGCCCTTCTCCAGATCACTGCGCAGGAACCGCCAGCGTCCACCGTGGGTACCCCTGCCCATATCGCGAACTTTGATGGCAATAGGAGTTGTACCTTCGTCCCGCAGAATTCTTATCGCCTCCGCTTCCAGCCAGCGCTTGGTCAGCCCACTGAATTCTGCCGCCTCGTCCAAGGTCAGCCACGGCCGCGGCGCCGGCGGAACAGCGACTGCAGGTGGGGGATTCAGCAGACGCTCGACTAACGCCTGGGTGAGGCTGATATCGGTAGATTGCAGGGCTGCAGGTGGGATGATTGCAGGCTTGCGATCTTGCGCGGGTTTTTCCGCTGCAGTTCCGTTTTCCCGCTTTTCGGCAAGCGCAGCCACCGCGCCTGCGTGGAATAGCGTCACCTTCTGACCGCGCCTTTTCGGATCTCGCTCCGTCTTGCTTTTGATCGTTCCCGCCGCGGCCATCGCAAGTACGGTTCTGACGCTCCGGTCGAGTTGCTTGGCGGTTTCCTCCTTCGTAATCCACTCTCGAACACCGGTTTGTGCAGGTGTGCTGGGTTGCATCTGGGCTGTTGGCATAGCTGCACACTAACACGGGTCCTGGGAATACGGCCATAGTACAAGTGCGCTAGCTGCCCGCAGTGCCTTCTGAGCTTTGACTCGCGCTCTGTGCGTCCGCCAGTACCCGATACCCACGCCGATTATGAATGCGATGCGGACGCAGGGCCAGAAGATCAATTTCGGATCAGGCATACTCGCTTATGAAACCTCGGTTCGTGGCAGGTCCGGAAACTCGATAGGGTCCAGGATCAGGATCGCAGCCTGTTCAAGCGATAGCTCTTTCTCGTCCAACACGAGACACACCAGACCGGACGAGCAGACCTTGAGGTCGAACTTCAGGGAATCGGCGTGGGTCGAAGACTCTGCTTTTATCGAAGTCTTGTTCTGCCCCTGCTTCAGCACCACATGCCGTTTGAAGTTCTGAACAACGCCGCCGATAATCTGATTGGGAATCGAGATCCGCCGCTCTTCGTAGTCGCCGGATGTGATTACGGATAATTCGCCGTATTGTTGCCGGTATTCCCGAACGTGACTCACGATCTCGTTCCAAAGACTGTCCCACACGCCCTTGAATGCTTCACTGACGCGTTTGCGCTCGTCTTCGATCTTGAGACGTTCGGCTATTCTACTAGAAGTCCAGCTCATCTCACTTCCCTTTTTTTCTTCCATTGTTGCCTCCTTCTAAGGCCGCGGGAGAGCGGAAAGTAGAAGGCCAATCCGCCCAGTCTCCCCGCAAAGACACCGGTGATCAGCCGGCATCTTCAAGCTTAACGCCGAATTTTCTCATGCGCTCTCGCACGGGTAGTTGCATGTTGAGTTACATTTGGCGAGGTAGGTTGGTTGGTCGATTGATTGTATTCTGAACCTCTTGGAGTACTGGCAGTTTTCCATAATGCATTTGCTTTAAGCCGTTTGTATAAAGGCGAAAACGCATCTCGACACGCCATACTTGGGGCGTTGGAACCCGCTCGCCACGTACGTCTTCCGCTCTCGCGAACCAAGCGTAGCCAGGCAACCTACGCGAAACTCCTGAAGCTCGTCGACCCGCGATCGCGCACGGCTTTCGAGTGGAAGGGAAACTTCCTTTCGCCGGGCACCACGATCCCCGAAGCGAACTTGTGGCCGAACGGAACTTTCCCCCGGACTCCACTTATTGTTGAATTCGCCGGTGCCGAAACTCCAGCACGCGGACACGCCCGTCACCTGTCGGACAATACCGTGATCCTGTGGCGCTACGAACGTTCGGAGGGGAAGGACGGGAAGTTCGTCGAGGTGGGTCGCGTCGTCGCGCCAGCGGGGATGTGGCGTATGCTGCTGGAGCCTTTGGTGCGCGATGCCATGGCGCGCGAGGCGGGATTTGTGGCACTCGATTTTGATCTGATCCGTTCGCGCATTACGCGGGTAATTGCAGCGGAGCTCGACATGGTGGGAAATGGGGACCGTGCGCGGTTGCTCACGCTGGTGCATGACGAGCTCGCCGGCCGGATCGCGGAATGGAGCGGTTCGGAATTCGAGCGCGCGGGTTTCGGACCTTCGCCGCGGGTGTTTTGATTTGCCTTCGTTGTTTGTTGTGTTGCGGGCCGAGTTAGGTAAGTAGGCAGGTCGCCGCTGTCGAAGAAAGAACCTACCTAGCTACCCCCACGATCTGCATAAATTCTTTCTGCGCGCCCTTACCTCTTTAAAGAATACCTTACCTCTTTAAAGAATATAATGGCCCGCGAAAATCTGCCCTACTCGGCATAAATCTCTGCCCTGTTCGGCAGGTTTTTCTGCCCTGCTCGGCAGAGGTTGGCATCAATTCTGCCCTACTCGGCAGTTTTCGTTTGGGTTTGGTGCGGGACGATGGGCCGCAGGAAAAAATAAGGGTGGCATTCTGTAGAAAATTGAACTAGTATCCATAGAAGATGCCCCAAGGTGTTTTTCCCGCTGAGACCGCTGCGCAACTCAAAGAGAGAATGCGTCGCGCCGCGCGTGCACGCTGGACCGAACCGCGCAAAGCGAAGCACGGCACGTGGGGCGAGTACAACAACTACGGATGCCGTTGTGCGTCGTGTCGCGAGGCATGCCGTCAAAACAGTCTGCGAAATCGTGCGCTGGCGAAGAGCCAAGAGGCATCGGCATGATTCACGCCTTGTCTATAGATGTAAGTTGGCTGGTACTGCTAGTACTAACTGGCGACTTGCTGGATAAGGGCGCGTATCGCCTTCAATTCGGGACGTTTGACAATAATGTATGTTATCGGAAGCTAAGTTATTACTTGGCATTCGAAAGCACTCCATTACGGGAATTCGATTCCACGTCTAGCCGCAATCGCTCCATAACCACCGCGCCCTTTGGTGTTTTGTTGCAGGCTAAAATTGTCATACGTCCGCCTCCGACGCTCGCGTCGAAAAATCCCACACTACTACCAATCATCTTAGGAGGTGGAAGTAGTAAGTGAGGGCAAATCAGCATAAGCGTCTGAGGTCGGGGTTTGTAACTTAGTTACGCCCCTAGCCCACAAAACCAGAGAGTGCTGGCATCGCGGGCATATCAAGATTTTAGCCTCCTACGCTTATAAATTCAACTCCCAAGCTGTAACAAGAGAAGGATTTATATGTCGTCCTCCATCACAGTAAAAACGACAGCCATCGTGACTGATAAGACTGTCGTGGTGCCTGAAACAGACACGTCACAATCCCCCACTGAAACTTTTCTTGACCTGGAAGTGGCTCGCGCCCTGGACGCCGAGATGCGAAATATCTTAGAGGCGAAGGCAGTAGCCCAACAGTTGAGGTCTTCCGGCTCTCAGAAATCCGCACTGATCCGCAATGGCCGCCTGACTAGCGATGGATCTTACATGACAGGCGGGAAACGAGCGGATCAATTCGCCCGCTGTTTCGTTCGTGACGACGGCACTCTGACGCCATCGGGACAGCGAGCGCTCAAGAAATGGGAAGTGAAACAGGAGCCGTTTCGCTTCAGTAAAGCGCAACAGGAGCAATTGAAGAATTCGGTTGAATCCGGCGAGCGCTCGCCTTTCCCGCTGTTAAGGGATTGGAACGGCGAGCCGACGCAGGCAGGTCTCTACCTGATCAAGTTGAAATTGGAGATCAAAGAACAGATCAGGAACCTCGCTCCCGAGAAAGCGGCGGAGTTGGCCACCCTGCAAGTCAGGCGCATCCGAATCAAAGAAGAGTTGCGCCAGGCCCGCAAGGACTGGGAGAGTAAATGCCAAGCAGAATTACTCGAGACCGGAAAGGGGGTCGAGTAAATGCCCACCCCCGAAAAACCCGATCTCCGCTTTAGGCTCGCTCCGGAAGTCAAGAACCACGGCGTTCTCTTTTCAACGGATCTCAAACGCGGGCTGAATGCCGTGTGCACATCGCTGACTGGTTTACGTCTGGCCGACGAGATTGTCCTGCGCACCTATGACGGGAGGATCGATCCGAAGATCTACGGCAACGATGCCGCGGAATTCGTGGCGGCAAAGGGCGGATATCCGCACCCGGAATGGACTCCGTTCTCGATGGCCGACATGACGCGGATCGGGATCGCCACGGAATCCGGAGTAAAGAAGGCAATCGCAAAACTACGGGAAATAGGAGTAGTGGAGACGGAGCGCCTGAATGGTCAGCTCTGGTACCGCATTGTCCCGGAAAAGGTTTTGGCAGCGGCCGAGAAGGCACAGAACGCAGGTGCCGTATGAGTACTGGTTCAGCAGCCCGAGCGAAAAAGAAGCCGGCAGACGGTCGGCAGCAAACTCTCGACCTCCGTTTCCAACTGGCACCCGAAGTCAAAAAGAACGGCACGCTGTTCTCGAACGATGATTGGGAGAAGCTCGACGCCGCGGTCACATCAGCCATCGGCTTCCGTCTCGTGTACGCGGTCGTTCGGGGGACCTATGGCGGCCGGGTCGATCCGAGAGTTTATGGAGCGGAAGCCGCGGCCTACCTGGCGGAAAAGAGTGCGTATCCACACCCGGGATGGGTGCCGTTCTCGATGGCCGACTTGATGCGGATCGGGATCGCCACCGAATCGGGCGTGAACAAGGCAGTCGCGGAGTTGCGCGAGATTGGACTGGAGACGCAGCGAATGGATGGCCAGACATGGTATCGCCTGGCACCCGAAAAGCTTCGGGCGGCCGCGCGGGCGACGGTGCGGAGAGTCTCACCGAAGGCTGAGGAAACCAATATTCCGACGGACGCGCCGTCAACGTCAGAAATTGAATTACCTAGCGAAATCAACAATTTACCGCAGTGCGAATTATCACAGACTGCCGAACTCGGCAGTTTTACGCAATCTTTAGCTGATCAGCCAGAGCGCACGTTTTCACCTCAAACCATCGTCGTTAAACCAGGGGAGCAATCCCCTCCCCTGCCCCTCTGGGCTGCAATCGACACAATTCGCCTACGCAATCCCAACAGCTTCGATCTGGTAACGACACTCAGTATAACCGGTCGAATCCTGGACGTCACCCCCACCCCGGCGCCGGCCGCCGCGGCCCCCCCGAAGGCCCCATCCCAGAATGAAGACGCACTAAGCTACGAGCAACTGAAGGAGCGACTGAACCGGTTATTCCGGAAGAAGATCGGGGAGGTCCTACCCAAGGAATTCGGCGCCCAGATTCACAACCTGATCCCGACCGGGCGCGCGTGGCGGGAGTTCTTCGAGCCGCAGTTGACGGAGAATGCGCACCGTGTAAGGAAGTGGCCGTTCCTCGTACTGCTGGCCAAAAAAGCGAGCGAAGCCTATCTCGAAGAACTGGCGGACGAACGCGCAGGTAACACCCCCTCACCGGCAGCAGTTCACAAGACCGCGGCTGATTTAAGAGAGGAGCGCAAGTGGGCTGAAGTCGAAAAAATCCATCGGAAAGGAATGACTTCTCATGGACCGGAATGACGAAAATATGCGTTTCTGTCGAGCGCAGATAAGGCGGTTTGAAAACACGGCGTACTATGCGGGCCTAAGCTCACTATGTCTCGCTGACCTCGCCACCTCACTGTGTGACTCGAACGATTCACAGGAAGGTGCCGCCGAGATGGTCTTTCAGCGTTTGCGCGATACGTCCATCACTCCGCGAGGGGAAATCAGGGGCAGCGTTTGCCCATCGGCTGCCGATTTTGCGGCAATGGCTGAATTAAGACGGGCCGAGGCGCGCGCGGCGATCCCCTGGAAGCCCGACCGGTCAATGAAGGACGAGCGCTCGTGGTCGCCCGAGGAACGCCGCCGGCACGATGAGTGGTGGGCAGGCAAACTTGCAGACTTCGAAGCGCAGGCGAAACGCCATCAGGCAGTCAAAGGCGGATTCAGGCGCGCCACGGCAACAATCGGCAACGTGATACCGATGGCGCCGAACAAGACGGAGCAGGACCCCGAGCGAGAGCCGGGCGATGAACCTGAAGGCGAGGAAGACGGACTCGTTACAGCAGGCAAGAACACGAGAGGAGATTTTAAGAGGTGACCGAAGACCCCAACGAAATCCAGAGAGATCACCGGCAGATTGATAACAGCAACTGGCTAGAGAAAGAGGAAGCCGCGAAGTTGCTCGGGAGGGATAAGCGCCAGATTGACCGGAGGGCCAAGCAGGGCTTTATCGAGACGAGACGCGAAGAGCAGCCATGGCAACGAAAGGCGAGGAGGTACTTTTCAAGAGCCGACATACTCGCAATTTTGGAGGGGAAGCCGAACAGGTACCCGGTCGCGACGTCCCAAAGATCGACATCGGGAAACGGTGGTAACGATGGGCAAGCCGGCGACAGTGGGCGCGGCACCAGCGGTAATGGTGGCAACATGCCAGACGGCCATCCCGACTCGGTTAAGGTCCTCACCGCAGCCCCGAAACGGCCATGGTTAACTCTTTCCCAGGCCGCGGAATACTCTGGACTACCCGAAGAGTGGCTCCAGGGACAGGCAGAAGCTGGCACGATTCACGCCGTCAACGTTGGCAAGGAAACACCCGCTTGGATGTTCTCGCGCAAGGGCCTGAAGAAGGTAGGGAAAGCCTAAATGGAACGTACCAAGGGAAAAAAACCATCACCAGACGACCGAGTAACTCAATGGCTAAACACTCCACCCGAGTCTCGCGACAATCTCTCCTGGGCAACACGCGCCGACCTGCGCAACCTGGTCTGCTCAATCTTCACGCGGGCTGAGAACTGGGATCGTGTTGGGAAGCCAAAGGACAACTTGTCATGAACAACTTCCGGCTGCAAGCCGATCCGGACGGGGCACCGCTTCGCCGTTCGAGGGGGGTATGGGAGCCTCTACGACTCGCCGCCCCCTTATTCAAAAACGGCAAAAGGCCCCTGCAGAACACCACCGTCGCAGAGGCCTTAAGGATCATCAGGTATGGCTTAGACACCCCCATGGTATCTGAATTGAGAAGCGTGGGGCAGCCGAGACGCCGGCCGGGCGCCAGGTGCGAAGGACGTTTATGGAATTCGTATTCGAGCAACACATCAAGGCGCTCCTCGCGGGACAGGCCACGACCATTAACCTGCTCAACCAGTTGGTAAAAGGACAAAGCGATATGGCGGCAACGTTGAAAGATATTCAGACCAAGATGGCGGCGCTCCAGGCGAGTGTCGCGGCAAACACGACGGTGGATACGTCCATCCTCACACTGATACAGGGCTTTAAGGCTCAATTGACCGACCTCAGCACCCAGCTGCAAGCCGCGATCGCGAACGGAAACGACCCGGTAGCGATCCAGGCCGTAGCCGATGGGATGGACAGCCTCAACACCGCCCTCGAAGCCAACACGACGGGGCTCCAGGCCGCGGTCACAGCCAACACGCCAGCACCGGCAGCATAACGATTTTTGCCAATCGAAAAGGCAACTCGAACCGGAGAGTGTGCCGGCAGAAAAGGAAACATCGGGTACGATACCCGTTCTTTTGTGACAAGGGAGAGAAGAACATGCCAGGAGCAATCTCAAACGATTTGATGACGTCGATCCGCAGGGGTCAGACCGTCGAGACACGCAACGAAACGCAGCTTCGCGGACTGCTGAAGCAGGCGGAGGTAGCGCAGAAGGCCGGACCGGTGGCGTTCGGTGAGTGGATAACGGCTACCAAAAACCTGATTCCGGAGCTGTGCACGACAATCGCGCAGGGCGGCAACGCGCAGGCTTCAGGTGCGGGTGGTAAGACCGGCGGGTAGAGGAAGGAACGATGGGGCTCAGTCGCATCAACGATGAGCCCCGAACAAGTTGGGATACTCTTTAGCGCTGCTGCAGCCCCCGGAGGGCTACAACATGTACAACGGTCAATGGGTTCATTGTTTCACGGTTTCGCCTTGGCCTGTTGCCTCAACTTCATGGCTGAGCGGGACGGCGCCTCCCCCTGTGGGCGCGGCCTTTTGCCCTCCTTGGAGACCGCGCCCGCGTCGTTTCCTACTCTCTTCTCTCCACAAGTTCGCGGTTCCCACACACCCGGGTCCAACGTGGGTTCCTCGTTTGCGGTCGTAGTGCCGAGCCCCCGGCATTGGGGATAGAACAACTGGTGCATCTTTGTAAATCTGGCGCCCGGTGAGTTTTTCTCGTACTCGCCGGGCGTTAACTCCTGGAGGTGGCCATGCCTGTAATCAACATTTGCAGAGAAGACTCGGACGCGTGGAAGGATCTTCGAGAGAAGCCCTATATCAACGCCATGGGGCCGCTCACAAAGATCTCAGTCGTTCCGTTGCAGGGTGGGATGGAGAGCGGGAATACCTTCGTTACCTTCCGCGTCGACGCCCCGTCAGGCGAAACGATTCTGTTTGAAACGTCGCTCAAAATCCTCAGGTCGGCGGTGGATCTGATCGAAGCCATCGAGAGGAACGGGTTCAGATGACGATTCGCGGCGACTTACAGAACCTGCCCACCACCACCTGGATCCGCTGGGAGAAACAGGGTCGATATCACGCCGTCTACGTTGAGGCTGGCGGAGGCTTCTGGACGTACTGCTCACTATTTATTCGCATGGAAGGTGTGAAGGACCACTACCCAACGCTGCCGCATAAGCGAGCGAGGTGTGGGGGATGTTTGACGCGGGTGAAGTGTCCGTATCTGGTGCCGGATAAGTTGGCGAGGATTCGGGGTGAGGTGATTGCGTCATGAAGGCGCGAATTACTTCCGACGGCGTGCTCAGGGTCGCGATGCCAAAACCCGCTCCGTATGCCAGTGTTGATATGGCAAGGTTGGATTTGCAGGGCCGCCGTATAATCTGGTCCGCTTGCGATCTTCAGGCCCGCATGCTCCTTATCGATCTAGCAGAGTGGCTGTACAACCACGAGGAAAAGGGCGCATCTTGTACGCTGATCCACGCCCTGGAATACTTGAAAGACCGACTGACCTACGAGCTATACCCCTGGCCGAAGAACTGCATCCCCATCTCTTGGGGTAATGATGTCGACGGAGGCACGCCGTGAACCACGATACCCTCTGCGAGTTCCTGCCCGAAGATTACTTCACAAACCTAAACGAACTCCTGAAAGGCTGCACGGAATTGGGAGCCTACGCCATGGGACTGGTAACGGTGCTCGCTGAGAACGCGAACCTGAAGCCCGACCGTCGCTTGCTCTACAACGCGTCCAAGGCAACCTCGATCCAGGCAGCCGGCATTATCTTCGAGGCGTGGGCGCGGGAGAAAAAGTCATGATGACCCCGTTCAGTCTGAGCAGGAAGCGTTTGGGGATCTATGTCAACGACGGAAAGTGCATCAGTTGGTTCCAGCAGAACAAAGACGCTCCTCCGAATCCAAAGTTGCAAGCTGCCGTCACTGCTGGATGGCGAGCGTTTTGGGAAGCGTACTACGGCAAGAAATTAGAGGGACCGCAGGAAAGTAAATGAACACGACATCCACCTACAAGTTCGAATGCATCTGCGGCAAGTGGAAGGAGCCCATAGAATTGCGCGGTCCAATTGGGCCTGCCTGCTGTATCAAGTGCCAGTGTGTGTGGTCAGTTCAGTGGGACGTCGAGATTGTGAAGGAGCGCGAGAAGGCGAAGGTTGCGGCGATGGAAGCCGCGAAAGTGGCGACGAAATGACGTGTGCGTACTGCAACGAGGAAATCTTGCCTGACGAACCGCTCTCGCCTATTAATGGCCCGTTCCACCGTGAGTGTGGGATTCGACTAGTCGGCAGTGCTGAGCACATAAACGGCGAGTGCAGTTGTTTCCGGCCCAAGGGGGAAGCCGTTCATGAGCCGGAGGGTTTGACACCGAGGGAGTCAGCAAGACGTGCAGCGCGCGCCCTGGACGCGAGGAACGCGAGTAGAACGCCGTGGCCGACCCCGCGAATCTACGGATCGAGGAACTGATGAAAATACGTCTGACGAAAAACAAGAAGAGTCTCTCGGTGCGGTTCAGTGCCGAGAACGATACAGAGGGCGTCGATCTCAAGGATGTGGTTCTCGGAATGGCAAAAGGCGCGAATGCCGGAATGATGACCCGCGCAATTGAAGACCTCGGAAAACGCGGATACACCGGCGACCTCACCAAAGAAACGGCTTCAACCAAGCAGTTCACAGTCCGGAAGGCGAAGAAAGCCGAATGAGCTGGGTAGTAGATCAGGAAAAACTGCTGGCGCACATCGTGCTCGACGATCGCTACGCGCGGATACTCAGCCCCGGAGCCGGCGATGCCTTCTTCCGTGCCTTCATCGTCGAGGACCGCACAACCCACAAGATAACCCTCAAGTTCCGCTTTACATATCGCGACGGTAAGCGCTCCTGGTCTCAACTCACACCAACAGATCAGGGCCAAGATGTGGTGGCAAAACTGCGTGATGGCGTCGTGTACATGCTGGAATCGGGCGCCGCAATTAAAGGAACACCCTTGCCGAAGGGAGCGGTGAAGGTATTCAATCCACCTGATGATCACGGCGACGGGTCGAACACCGTGAAGTGGCTTGCTGATCAGGACCTGATCGAAATTAGAAGCGTTGAAGGCGCGTTGGACTTCCGGAATTAGCGCCATGACGACAACAGAAAGCGAGAGGATCTCCCAGATATATGCGGCGCGCGGCTACCTTGTCATCGCCCGATACAAGTTCAATGGCCCCTGCGAAATAGGCGAGATCCTGACGAACGTGTACATCAAGAACGGGAGCACCGTTAGTCAACCGCTGCGAGTCGTAGCTGAGACAACGCAACAAGACTTTATCGATCAGGGGCACTATTTCGAAGGCACGGTTTGCATAGATCCGGAGTACGACAAGTTCTACCGCGTGGAGAGCGACTGATGATTCCACAACCCCTCACCCCCGACCTCCTCGAAATCGCCTCAGCTTGGCGCGCCGGTATTGCGTCAAATCGTGCGGGCTTCGCACAGGGATCGAACCCATATTCATACAGGTATTTCCGAGATAGCGAAGAAAGACTGAAGGCGTGGGCATTCGATCTGGGATGGCGTGAGAGTGAGCGCTTGATGGAGCGGCGGCAAGCGAAAGGAGCAGCGTGACCCCCGAAGAAAAGCAACGGCTTGCCGAGATTTGGCATGAATACGGACGCAAGCTACGCGCGGCGCTCGATGCACGCAATCCCAAACCACTGTCAGCGGCACTGCCCCCGGCCAGCAACGAAACACAGAAGGAGTTTCATCGGCGCGCCAATAACCAATGGCACAGGGATCGCCACACAAAGGGAGCCGCGCCATGATCGGCCACGAACTCAAGCGTCGGGACCGAAAGATAGTTTGATCGGTTACAGCGGCTTCGAGGTCCGAATATGCCACGCGAAACACGGCGTCAAAAGGCGCGCCAGGCTGCAGGAGGCGCACGATGAGCGCAACCTCACCAACAAAGATCGGACAGGAACTCTCGAAGCGTGACAGAGAGTGGCTATTTTCTGGCCGCTGTCCAGACTGTGGCGGCACGAAGTTCAAGGAAGGCTTCGCTCAGCGGCAGACCGTGGTGGGCGTCATCACCACGAACATCCGATGCCAGAACAGAGACTGCCGTTTCTCGGCGCAGATGCACACGACGGTTGCATCGAAGCCCCAGGTGGCGGGAGGTAAGCCGTGATCTGCATCGTTCAATGCCTCTGCCCATCTCGTCACTGCATGCTGGCAATCGGGTTCAATCCGGAATCGATGCCAGCGGAAGAAGCGGTCGATGCCTTGCGGACGATGGTTACGAACGGGATCGCCCTCGGAATGTTCAACCCGTGGTGCGGCATTTGCAAATCGCGCGACTTCCACTATGAGGTAGGCGGGACCCGCTTTCGAACGATGGCGGAGGCCGAACCGCACCTGAGAGAAATAGAGCGGCAGAATGCGATCGCGCGGGCAATTCTGGGAGGAGCGAACCAAAACTAATGCCAGTCCCTGTCGAAGTATTCTTCTTTCCGAATGGAAACACCGCCGTGTGCGTAGACGGCCAGCAGGTGCCCAAGTTGCAACGCTCCTGGCTCCTGATGTTCGTCGAGTTCCTGAAGGAGAGCGGCGTCGATCCGCTCACCGCCAAATTCAACCTGCCCGACAGGTCGGTAGTGACTATGTTTGAAACCGGCGAGGGTAATTACAACTGGAGGATTGAGGGCGTATGAATAGCAAAACGCAGAACGTCCCCTTCATGCTCCTCGCTTCTGCCCCTGGATTCTGGCGCAACGAAACATCAGGAGTCTTGAAGCCAGCAATCGAAGCCTACATCAACGGGAAGGCCCTCGACGTCCATCAAATCGCAGCCATGCGGGCCTACTTACGTCAGTGGATCATGGCCCCCGCTTGGGATCGTGGGGAGCCGTCTCCGGAGTTGGAGAAACTGAGGAGCGGCGTAGACGGTTTGACGACTCAGAAGGCTATCCACGACTGGTTGTGGGAAGCGCTTGGAATAGGAATCGATCCGTTATGACCAACGAGCAGAAAGACGTAATCCGATCCATCCTGGCAACCGAGGCCGATCAGCCGACGATTGACCCAGAAACTGGTATCAAGCCGATCAGCGAATGGGGCAAGGCATGTATGCAGGGCTTTGTTCGTGATGCGCGGTTTGGACCCGGCCCGGTAATCAAAGGCACGAACCGCGACAAGACCCGAAAGAACATCGAAGCGACTCAGCGACTCAACGAAAGGCAAGGCTCGTTTTGACCCCGGAAGAACACAAAGCCCGCCACCAACGCCTATTTGCGCAATTCGACGACTTGGCACAGGACTACCTCCATCACCACCCCGGCGATTTGATGACAACGACGCGCCTCTCGGACCTTTACAACTGGGCCTACGAACAGACGCAGCACCCGACCGAAGATACGACGCCTCACACACCCTCGAGATGCGCGCACTGTGGGGAGACAGTAACGGAGCCGGAAAGGCACGTCTGTGGGGCTGTAGCGATGATGGAGCATGATCGATGACGAAACAGCAGGAGCAAACCATCGCCAACATCCGGAAATGCCTCGAGGAGGGCGAGGATGTGGATGTGGTGATGGAGGAGGCGAGGCTATTTTGAAAGCTGAAACCCGAGAACAGTTCCTCGACTGGGCGAAGAAACGAGCCCTCGAATACGTGGATAGCGGCGATCTCCTAGGCGCTTACGCCTCGATGGCCTCAGACCTTGGGAAGAACCGGGCCGTGTATGATCGCAATCATCCCGGCGCCAGGACGGCGATTGAGTTGGGGATGCTGGAGATTCACCGTGGACCGGAGGCAATGAGGCACTGGATTGAGGGGTTCAATTGAGCTGGAGAGTGAGTTGGAGACGAGTACCGATCGAGGAAATGCTGTCGCTGTCCAAAATACGAAAGGAACAATGGGAGAACCGAATGAATACACGAGAGCTTCAGGAGTTCGCACTACGAGGGATGATCGCAGAACGGGATGCATTGAACATCCGTATCCGCGAATTGAGTGAGGCTTTAGGCATTGCCCCGAATGCCATCTCGGAGATCGTGCGGCGTCGCCTCGACGGACCCCAAAAGACGGGCGCCGGAATGATCGGCAAAGCGCCACAGGTCACCGTGAGTGATACGCCAGCCCCCAGGAAGAAGCGCTCAGCGGCAGTCCGCAGGAAGATGGCCGAAGCGCAAAAGGCACGTTGGGCGAAACTGAAGGCTGAGAAGAAGGCCCCGGTAGCGAAGGCCGTAACGAAGGGGAAAGCTCGAACTGCTGGAGCTGGCGCCTAACCTTCAGCAGTTTTGTGATTGCGGCGATCGTATTCCGCTGCGAGGATGGCGGCGATCGCAGCAACACAGAAACCGTACTTCGCAGCGAGGTATTCGGCTGAGGGATTGTGGTCGGCTGCGTGCATCATACACTCACCCGGCATGTGAGGCTCCCCTGCTCTCAATCGTTTTGAGCAATACGCGCAGGTGCGGGATTCCCGGACTGTAGGTGGCTCCACCACCGGGGAGGCGCTCGCTAACGTTTCGTCGGGATAGATGTTGAGCAGGTAGTCCGGCGTGACCCGCAAAACCCCACAGAGCTTGCAGAGCGTGGTCATCATCACGTCGGTTGCCTGGCCGGACTCGAGATCGCAGATGGTCGACTTCGCCACCCCAGACTCAAGGGCGAGCCTTCTCATGCTCATCCCCCGGAGGCCCCGCACCTTCGCGAGCGTTTGAGGCAGCGTCGTTCTGAGCTGAGCCCCTGGCGGCGCCGTCCGCTCCATCGACACGTCGTCCGGTTTATCAGTACTCATACCCCTATTGTGGCGTGCGGGGGCGCACACTGGAGGCACCCATGCCATCTCCCCTGCGTAGCCCGAGTACCGTCTCTATGTTCCGCCGCGACCAGGTAGCAGCTATTTACCGTCCGCTGATCTCCGCAACCGTCCGCCGGCTGAAGGCCACCTTGCCCCGGTCGATCGACGAGCAGGACCTCAAGCAAACCGGCGAAGAGGTTTTGCTCTGCGTCGCCGACCGCTTGGAAAATTACCTGATCACCCGCTTGCGAGGCGGCATGCTCGACTCGGTACGGGCCCAGCCTCGGGCTCACCAGGCCATCCCGATCGACGGTCTCCCGGTGGACGAGCTCCACCAATTCTCGACCCCGCACCCCTCTCTCGTCGAAGAGATTGACGCGAACCGCCGTGAAACCCGCGTCGCCGTCGCCATTCTCTCCCTGCCGGCCCCCGAGCGCAAAGTAATCGCCATGAAGCTCAGCGGCGCCACCTTCCCCGAAATCGCGTTAGGCGTCAAAGCCTCCCGCCGCACCGTCATCCGCAGGCACGGGTCTGCAATCCAAATACTGCGTTCCTCGCTTGCCGCGAAGGCCGCTTGAAGCAACACCGAAAAGGAAATAGATTTATGAAGAGTATTCGAACGGGCGCGGCACTCGCGCTCTGCGCGATCGTGGGCGCCTCTGGCCTATTGGCACAGGAGACGCACGATTTCCGGATGAACCTCGCAACCTGGCCGACATCGCAGGGGCCTAATCTTCCCGGCGGTTGCGGGCTAGGGCAAAAGTGGCAACTGACAACCTCTTCGCCCGCCGTGCCGACCGATTGGGTCTGCGGGTACTTCCACGACTGGTCGCAGATTGTGGGCAGTAGCGGAGTCGCACCGAGTGGCACTGGCTACGTCCACGTCACAGGTGGCGTTCTCGACACGCCAAACAGCGTCATTCCGTCAGCAAATCTTCCCACTTCGGCACTCACTGGCATCATTAAATACGCGAGCGGCGTTCCCTCTGCTGTATCCTCGGGGGCACCCACTACTGATTGCGTCCACCCTGACGGAAGCGCTTCTAGTGGCTGCGGTGGAGGTGCGGGAACGACCTACTCAGCAGATGGCACCACGCTCAATCTCACAGGTACAACCTTTTCGGCTAACACGGCGGTGATGCTCTCCAGAGCGACCGCCGTTCAAGCGGCTGACACGACAATCGCGCTGACCTCTGCCTCCACTACCGCATTCGTCGGAGCGCCAATAGGCAATGCGGCCCCGGCTCTAGGGGAGGGTATGCGGGTCCTGGTTGAGTCGAACGCCAACTGCGCGGCTGGCCTTTCGCTCGACATCGGCAACGGACAAGGTGCCAGGAACGTTTACCAGCTTGACGGAGTGAGTAACCCCAACCCTTCGCAGTGCGCGTCGGGACAGCCGTTCTGGGCCGTCTACGCTACCGCTCTCAACTCGGGCGCTGGCGGTTATAGGATCATCAGCGGTGGGAACGGGTTCTCCGGAACGGCAACCATGGGCACTACCGCGCTCGGCGCCGGATTGTGCGCCACAGTGGTAACGGTGAGCGCGCCAGGCGTGAAGGCAACCGACACGGTTACCGCATCGGCCAACGCCTCCATCAAGGCGCTCGCGGGCTACACTCCAGGGGGTGGCATTACGATCAACGCTTATGCAACCGCGGATAACGTGAACTTCGATCAGTGCAACGCACTGACGAGCACGTCTCCCACCCTCGGGGCCGTGACCCTCAACTGGCGGGTAGACCGATGAAGAACTTCCTATTCCTGATTGCGTTTGTCGCGACGCTCAACGCGCAAATCCCCCTGATTGGCACGAACGTCGCGCCAGCGGCGGGCGGCTCAACTATTGCGCTGGTGTCTGGTCAGGTGCTGTCAGGGCAGAACAGCGCTGGTGACTCTGCGCCGCAATCTGCGTCGTTCCCGTCCCCTGCGACGACATCGAACGTAATTATCTACGCGGCGAATGGTTATTTTGGGGCCGGCACCGCATCTTTCGGCGGGAGTGATAATCACTCCAACACGTATACCCAGGACACAAACCATGCGGCCACCACAGACGCTAACGTGTGGTCTAGCATCGGGCACGCTCCGGTTACGTCAACGGGCTCTCCGTTTACGGTAACGTCAACGCCGAATTCTGGCTTATTTTCATACCCCGGCATTGCGGCGATAGAGGTCAGCGGCCTTTCAAGTCCCGCTCACGATGTAGTTTCCAGTGCAGACGGCAGTGGCACTGCCGTGACGTGTGGATCACTGACCACAACGGCCGCTAGTTCTATTATCATGGTTTCACTGGAATCCTATCCTGCCACCGTTACGCCGGGATCTGGATCTGGTCTAACAGTGGATTCGCAGGCAAGCCCCGGTGGAGTTGCTGTTGCGATTGCTCATAGATTGGTCGGTCCAGGTACCTATTCTCCGACACTGACGCTATCTGGTTCTGGAGTTTGGTCTTGCACGGCAGCTGCATATCACTAAAAGGAATCTAATGAAAACGCTTATATTAATGGGCATTTTAGCGATAACCGCAGTGGCGCAGGTGCCGACCATCAGTGCGATTTCAGTCACCACCAGCACCAATTCAGCGTTGGTGAAGTGGACGGTGTCGCCTGATTCTCAGTGTTGGGTACAGTACGGCGTCTCGTCTGGAGTCTACCTCTGGAGTTCCAGCAGTTCTCGGAGCGGCGGCCTGTTCACCAGCGGCGTTTGCTCCATGCCCATTACCGGGCTGGCGGACGGAACCACTTACTATTTCCTGCCAACATCTCGGCCAAATGACGACGACGAAGTCAACGGGTGCATGACCGTAGCGCAAGGCTGTGGGACCGCTGAGGTGTCGGCTACTACGCCATCGGCCTCGGCCTCCCATCTACCCGCGCCTCCTGCAAGCGTGCAGGCAAACCTGCTGTGCGAGCCGGACGATTCAACGTGCTCGTCGTACTCTATTCCCTACGTAATCGTTCCACTTGCGGCGACCGGGTCCGGCGGAGAATGCATCTCAACTGCTAGCGTAAGCGCGCCGTCTGGTTACTCGGGATCGATCTCCATAGGCGACACGCTCACTGCGATCCTGGCCGCGCCAGGAACCAAATTATGGTTCGGCACCGTGTTCGAGGTTCCACAAGGGGTAACCTGCATCGTGCCTGACACTGGAAACGGCACCGGATACAACCTGCCAGTGATGGCCATCGATCCCAACGCCACGGGGGGACTTATCACAGCAGCCAATCATCGATGGATCATCTTCCGGACTCACAAAGTGGCAGCATCGGACTTTCCTCCATTCGGATCGCGCATCAATCCCAGCTACGCCACCTCTTTGAAATTGGGCGGCTTTCAGCAGCTGGCGGCGACGATTGGAACCTTTGTTCAGAACGGCACCATATTCAAAGCTGCTGCGACCGGGCAGTTCCACCACTTCTGGATAGAGAACCTAGAGTTCTCTTTGCACCCTACGAATCTCGTGAGCTATGGGGTTTATCTCTCATTCGGCTTAGGGAGTAATGGGCAGCCTGCGCCGTTCCCTCGATACATCTCGGTGCGTGATATCTACTTTCACTCGCCCGCTCGATCCGCCTTGTCTCCGGCAGTCGTATACCCGAATGTCCAGGGGTTGATTTACGGGACGATGCAGACCAACATGCAGTGGGCGATCGTCGGAAACTACGCGGACAATTCCTACGCCAACAACGTAACCGGCGCCTACCCAATACCCATTCAGTTCTCAGATGGTGGTTTCACCAATACCTCCGGGTACGGCGGCCCTGTGCTTGTCGATAACAACTACGTGGACAGCATGGGAGAGCCAATCTATGTCGAGGTGAACAACCATATCAACCCGAACCCGAATGATTTCACCATCACGCACAATGCTACTTATATGTCCCCAGCGGAGATGGCGTACATGCAGGCTCTGAATGTAAATGGTGCGTGTAGCCGGGCCAGAATCGAACTTAAGGGGATAAGCAATGGCCTGATCGAGGGAAACTTTTTAAATGGGCAAGGTGCTTGCGCGAATATCGGGCCATCTATTCTCCTGCTAAATTCCGTGGATGCGGTCGTACGATCGAACCTTATCACGAGATCGGCCGGAATCTTCTCCTTTATAGGATCTAATACGGCCACCTCGACGCAATCGTTCGTCTCGTCATCCAACCGAATGGCAGTCGTCAACAACTACGCCTACAACCTTGGGCGTACGCTATTCGGAGGGCAGGGGGGAGGAAACTCTGAATTATTCGACCTTGAAAGCGGGATAGACAATCTCAGCATCACAAATAACACCATAGGCACTATGTCCGATGTTGGGGGGGCTTACGGGACACAGGTTTTTTTCTTTGGCGGCGGGGGGCCTTATGCTGGCTTCTCTAATCGTAATAACGTTATGACGTTCGGTGTTGGTGGCGGTGGCGTTGTATCGGGAGGTGGAATCCTCGCTCAGAATACCATCGGGCTCCCGAGTCATCTCTACACCCCGGCTGGGCTCAACGTCAATCATTATTCCGATGCGTATAACAGTGTAACTGGAGTAACTGACGGCACGCCAAACCTTGGCATGTCGTCCGTGTCGGTCATAGCGGGAGGATCGGGCTATACAAATGGCGCATCGCTAACAATCACCAACTGCACCGGAACGACAGCGACGATAGGTGCCAGCGGTGGGGCCGTTACTTCGACAACATTTTCCGCACTCGGAACCAACTGTAATCCTGCTTCTTGGACAGCAACCGCGTCTACTGGAACCGGAGCATCGCTCCGTCCTCATTACGGACTGCGCCCACTTTCGTCTTGGGGCAGCAATACAATGATCTGCGGAACTTACGGTGGCGTCGCTATGACGTCGGCCCAGTGCCAGCAGTCCGGCGGATCTTCTGTCACATCCACGATGCCTACAGGAGACACGTGGCCTCTGTCCTCTACCGTGGCTGGAAGGCAGGTGCTCGCTGGCGTTCCTGGCATTGATACCGGGGATGCCACCTGTACTCCAACGGCGGCTAACCCATGTGCATCGGGTGCCAATATGAACTTGCTCGAAAGCGCACTCGGGATCGTTTCCCATATCAGCACATCCGTGTCCGCCTTTTCGATCGCAGTCAACTACACGGCTCCGGACAGCCGCACATGCTCAGTGGATCTTTCAGGAGACGGCGGTACCAACTGGACGCGGCAATCGGATAGCGGAGGAAGTAGGGCGCGTTCGGTGGCCTTTACGGGGCTGACCGCTTCCCATGCCTACCTGTACCGAATTAACGGCTATTTCGATCAGACGGAGGCTATTAGTATTGGGTGGCTATCATTCCCGCCTGATCCTTCCAACCTTCAAACGAACGGCACGGCTACCACACTGGCTTCGGCCTCGGTCACCCCAACCATCACCTGCAATATCGCGGCATTCTCCGGGGCCACTTCTTGCATTGTGACCATGACGCCAATCAGCGGTAGCCCGGTAACGTGCACGAGCACCGGGGTATCATGCGCTCCTTCGACCATTCCAGTCGGCGATTACTCCGTCGCACGCCAGTGGCTCGCGGGAGCGGTCGGGAAAGGTGCTTCAGACGCACAGAGAACATCGATCCGCTAGCTTATGGTCCAGAGATAAGGAAAATAGTAGAGTTTCACGAAGAGGGCGCCGAACACCAATAGAACCACGGAAAACACCAAAACGCGCTCTCTGATACGGTGCCCAGCGTCCTCGCGTTGCAACTTGGAATAAGGCTTACTCATGCGGTTCCAAGTGTGCGGGAAGCCAAAGCGCATGTCTATACGGCAGGTGCATTAAAACAGTTTTGGCACCTTTTCCCGCGAACTCCCGACTATGTAGTCGTGAAGCAATTCGCAAACTCCCCGCTTGTCCATCCGCCCGCGGCCGCGGCTCCCCCTCAAAAGGGAACTGCGGCCCCCGCCAAGGTCCTCCCCATGCCAGTTGCGAAGGCTCCAGCGACGCCCGAACAGCGCGCCGATTACGACGAATATGCCCTGCTGGTCGAGAGCACCAAAGCACCCAACGCCCGCAAGGAAGTCCTCCGGCTGCGAGTGATGGCCGAATTCGCGCACCTGCTGCCGGCTGAAACCGATGTAGCCCGCGGCGACCTCTACGACCTCGATATCGGGGCGAAGGGAAACGAGCGCAAGGTAACGGGGTTAATGAAGCTCTGCAAGTTCATCACGCCCACGGTGTTTTTCAGCCTCTGCTCCCTGACGATTGAGGCGTTCGAAGCGGCGGTGACTGAGGCGGATCGCGGGCAGTTTGTGACCGAAGCTCGCACCGGCGGACGCAGGATCGTGTGCACGACGGCAGGTGCATTAAAACAGTTTTGGCACCTTTTCCCGCGAACTCCCGACTATGTAGTCGTGAAGCAATTCGCAAACTCCCCGCTTGTCCATCCGCCCGCGGCCGCGGCTCCCCCTCAAAAGGGAA